TGATGAAATATACAGTAATTTACAGTGATGGTACTGAGCAAATGTTTTATATACGTGGAATGGCAGAGATGAATGCTCGCTTATATGACGGTCGTGTAGTAGGCAAGCCTAAGTTAACATTAGTAACAGATGAACCATCGCAACCAATGCTTCCAGCATGGGTAGCAGCATAAATTGAAATAAAAGAGAGAGAGAGTATAATGAGAACTAAAGAAGAGATTTTAACAAATATTGAAGAAGTAATGACAAAGTATGTGACACCTAATGTTGCCGCACATGGTGGTAAGGTGAATGTACTAGGATTTGATATGAACACTGGTATATTGAGTACCCAACTAAGTGGTAGTTGTAGTGGATGTGCGAGTAGTGCAGCAACGTTGAAGATGGGTATTGAGAATACATTAATGCATTTTATCCCAGAGATTACAGAAGTTACGGGCGAAGATGATCCTAATTTCAACCAACCGTATTATTCCGATGATGGTGGTTATCCCGACTTCAATGATTATTAAGTAGAGGTTAGTATGGACAGTAGAGTTGTCAATGGTCAAGTCTTAGATTACAGATACAAGAAAGTAGGCAACGATAAGTTTGTCTCAAATTTTTATCTTGATAATCATTTTATCGGTCAATTATTTCACATGCGCAACCGAACATGGTCATGTGTCGTGTGGCACAGTATGCCTACCGCACTATCTAGTGTTAAAGGATTTAGCACTAGAGCAGATGCAGTTGAATACATGTTAGAGGCAACCGACTTAGAAGCATTAATAGCAGAGGAAATTTAAAGTGACTACATTATATAAACGTGATACAAAAGGCAACGTAAGAAGTTGGGTCACAGAAGTTGAAGATGACCAATGGCGAACGGTGGCTGGTATTCATAATGGTACATTGGTTACATCGGGCTGGCGCAAGAGTGATGCAAAGAATGTAGGTAAGGCAAATGCAACTACAGGACATGAACAAGCACTTGCGGAAGCACTTGCAAAACATAATAAACAATTAGAGAAAGAGTATTTCACTAACATAGAAGATATTGATAATTTTCATTTGTTTAAACCTATGCTTGCTGCTGATTATGCTAAGTTAAAGAAGCCCGTACAGTTCCCAGTATACTCGCAACCTAAGTTAGATGGTATTCGTTGTATCGCACGCAGAGATGGTTTGTGGTCACGATCAGGTAAACAGCATATTTCCATACCTCATATCTGGGAAGCATTAGCGCCATTATTTGAAGAGACGCCTGATCTAGTATTAGATGGTGAGTTATACAACCATGAACTCAAAGATGATTTCAATAAGATTGTTTCATTGGTACGCAAAGCAAAGCCGAGTGCAGATGATTTAGTAGAATCAAAGAAGTTAGTTCAGTATCATGTATATGATATATATGAAGAAGATACATTTGAATCTAGGACGAGGTCATATCATGATGTTGTTAACATCTTGATTAACGATCAGTGCATTCAAGCAGTGCCTACTACTATTATTGATACACAAGATCAATTGAATGATACCTATGGTGACTACCTAGAGAATGGGTATGAAGGTCAGATGGTTCGTCTTGATGGTCAATATGAGAACAAGCGGTCAAAGAATTTATTGAAGCGTAAAGAGTTTGTTACAGATGAATTTGATGTAGTAGAAGTACTTGAAGGAAAAGGTAATTGGTCTGGTTGTGCAAAGAAGATTGTAATTGCATTGTCAGATGGTACTACATCCGAAGCGGGTTGTCGTGGGACCCAAGCACAGATGGCAACGTTATTGAATGGTGATAAGCCTGATTGGGCAACGATTAGATACTTTGGGTTCACACCAGATGGTAAGTTGCGTTTTGGTGTAATGATTGATCATGGCTTTGGCGAAAGAAAAGATTGAGGTAATATGAGATATAGTAATCCGTGGAATGGTGGTAGTCAATTCTATAAAGGTAAACATAAAAGTCTTCCTATTGCTGAAAATGATAAAGAATATCAAGAGTATTGTAAAAGGAAAAAGAACAAAGACAAGTTATTGGATTATAAAGAGTGGTGTTTAAATCAACGCCGTGATCATGGAATGTTTTAGTGATCTTAAATTAACTATTGACAAGTAAGGTATATTGGTGGTATAATAGTTTTATAAATTAATTATTGGAATGATAATGACGCGTATTAATCTTGTACCACCTAGTGAGTTAGCCGATCAGCATTTAGTTGCAGAGTATAGAGAAATCTTTATGGTCGGTTCATCGTTACAGCGTTCAATCGTTAGTAAGAATTGGACAACAACTAAAGTAACACTGCCTAAGATATTCACTTTGAATACAGGTCATGTCAAGTTCTTTTATGATAAGGGTAAGTATCTATCAGATAGGTACGATGATATTCGTGTAGAAATGATTTTGCGTGGAATGAATCCTGATCCTGCTAGAGTATTTAAATCATGGCAGTTCCCAACCGAACTATACAAGTCTTACACACCTACACCAGATGCGCTAGACATTATACGTGAGCGCATTGCATATCGTATTAGCGAGAAGCCAACTTGGTATCGTTGGAGTCCTCATATTTAAGAGAGTATAAATAGTCGTATACAAGGAAGAGCTTAATAATGATTACAAAAGAAATATCAACATGTTCACCTGAATTAATTAATTTCATAAAACAATGCGTCGACAGAGACTATAAAAACAATATATCTTTAAAGCATATGAAATTTGAATGGTGCATAGATCAAGGTGGTCAGTGGTATGCTACACACGATACCAATGGTGAAATTATAAGTGTTAGTGGCATTCATCCATTCAAAGATGGATATCGTGCGTTGTTTAGAGGTGCACAACTACAGTCTCGTCCAATCAAGGGACTTAGCAGATACCAAATGCAAAGTTGGGGAATATATGATCATTTACCATTGCAGATACAATTTGCAAACGGTAAACCTATATATATCACTACCAATGTAAGCAACGATGAAAGTGGAAGAATGAATAGAATACATAAGAGTTTTGCAGTGATGGCTAAAGGCGACATGGTTGAATACGTGGGTGATGAAGAACTATTTTATGTGAAACAAAGTGTTTGGAAACTAAACAACGATAAATATTTTGAAATAAGGAGTAGATATGCATAACATGTATAACGTAATAGGCGCAGGAACAACAGGATGGATTGCATGTTTATACTTGTTAAAAGCAGATAAACCAGTTACTCTCTATAAAGATCCTAGCGTAGATATTCGCAAGGTTGGTGAAAGCACAGTACCTACAATAAATGAAATACCTCGTCTTATGGGCATGAGTGATCAGGAATTCTTAAATAGAGTAAATGGTTATTTCAAATACGGAACAATGTTTAGTGGATGGAAAGATGCGAACAGTTGGATGTATTTTTTTGCCAATGAGCCAGACAGTACAACAACTGATAGACATCAAACATATGCATATCACATAGACGCACCTGGATTCTGCGAAGTGCTACAAGAATGGTGTGAGCAACAAGATAATTTTAGAATTATAAATTCTAAGTTTACAAAAGATCAGTATACTAAAGAAGAATTTTATATTGATGCAACTGGACAAAATGGAGTGCTATCAGAACAAGTTGGGATTGTGCATAATACAAGTGATTTCCTAATAAATGATTATGCTGTAATAGGAAACGACAAAACAAGTTACGTGCCTTATACACATTCACAGACAATGAGCAACGGGTGGTTATGGAGTATTAGTTTACAGTCGCGAATGAGTCATGGGTATGTATTTAGTTCACAATATCAAACGGTTGAAGATGCTATTGCAGAGTTCGAAAAGTACACAGGTATAAAGCATGAAACTGTAATAAATTTTGAGACCCGCATTCCAGAACAAGCATGGAAAGATAATGTATTGTTCTTAGGACTCAGTGCAGGATTTATTGAACCATTGAATGCTACAGCAAACTTTGCAGCACAAAGTGGAATAAAAAACTTTTTACTACTAGAAGATAACCCAGCAATTTATAATAGATTGATTAACAAAACATATAATGGTATACACAAATGGATTAAAGCATTATATAGTTGTAATACATGCACTGGAGAATATTGGGATTATTATAAAACTAATCGCGAACAAGCAATAAAGGATATAGATTTTTACAGCGAGGAAGGACATCAAGGTTTGATGGGCAAGCACAGTTGGAATTTACTGAAAGAGAACATGCTATGAAAGGTTGGTTTAGTTGGAATCATTTAAGAATGGCAGAATATTATAATGGAGGATTGCGTAAAAATGGCGTAGTACTTTATTTTAAACATATGTATACTGGATTTAGAGAGGCGGGTAAGCAGTTGCTTATGGCATGTGCTAGTATCATACATGCAATATTCCCTCCATTATTTGATTTTAAACTACTTGAAGTAGTTATCGATCAAACAATTGGACTACATAGATTCCTACCGAACCACCCACTTTGGAAAAAACTAAAAGATGAACTTGATTCAGATACTAAATGAAGGTTGTACGAGACGAATTAAAAGATGATTGACTTTGACAGATGCTTACACGAAGGATATATGATGTTTAGCAGTGGATCAACTGGTCCACCAAAGAAGTTGTGGCAAAGTCCGCGAAAGATTAGCATATCTAATGTACTAGCCAGAAATACACAAAGTATTGACTATAAAAGTAGAATATATACTGTATGCAAGTTAGAACATGCGGGTGGGTTACTAGCGCAAACACTTCCAGCACACGAAATAGGTGCGTACGTAGAGTTTGAAACGTTTAACGCACGAACATGGTGTGACAAAATGGAAACATTTACACACAGTCATTTGACCCCTAAAATGGCAAGAGTGCTGACAAAGACAAAGCAGTGGAAAGCAGTAGATTTGTATGGAAAGATTATTGTATGCGGAAGCGACAGAGTGCCTGCTAGTACTGTAAATGCGTTTACTGAAAAAGGTGCAACATTTATTGTTAATTGGGGAATGACGGAAATTGGTCCAGTGGTCATTAACAAGACATATCGCCCAGGCGACATTGCAGAAGATTACAATGGACTAACTGTATTAGGTGATACGTTTAATTGCGAATACTTTGTAAGCGACGATGAATTAGTAGTAAAAAGCAATGCGTGCATTCATGACGGATGGTTTCACACTGGAGACCTGGTCAAAGTAGTAGATGGAATAATGTATTATATTGGACGAAAAGATGCGTAATATAAATAGTCGCATACGAGGAATTAATAATGATTAGATGGGGGATTTGTGCAGGGAGTCATGATGCTGCTTTGGCTGTATTTGACGGAACAAAATTACTATTCGCAGCACACAGTGAGCGATCAAGTGGTATCAAGAACGACAAACTATTGAATGATGAAATAATCAGTCAAGCATTATTGTTAGGTGATCCGAAAGAAGTTCATTGGTATGAGAACGATTTTACCAAGCGATTACGTCAGATCAAAGCGGGTCAGTACAAGACTGCATTCACTAAAGAAACCCCGATAACAACTCTGCGCGATTTAGGTATCGATACTACATTATTCCCCAACGTAGATCCGTTCACTACTCGCACAATGACCTATCATCCACATCACAGAAGTCACGCAGCCGCAGGCTATTACACCTCTCCTTATGATGATGCTGCTGTATTAGTAATTGATTCTATTGGTGAATTTGAGACACTAACAGTTTGGCATGGCGAAGGTGATAAATTAACAAAGAAATTTAGTCAATCATATCCAAATAGTATTGGATTATGGTATAGCGCAATGACTCAGAGAATTGGTTTAAAGCCAAACGAAGATGAGTATATCTTAATGGGATGGGCAGCAATTGGTGACTCAGCCAAATACTTTTATGATATATTGAATGACTTCTTTGAGCCGTTAGAGTATGGTTCGTTGAATATAAAATTCAAACAGAACTTACATAGAGGTTGTCGACAGTGGCGTCCTGACTTAAATACAGTACAAGATTACGCAGACATAGCCGCATCAACGCAGGCAGTGTATGAGCATGTATTCAAACATTTATTGGTTGAGACATCGCTGTTGATTAAATCAGATAACATTGTGCTTATGGGTGGCTGTGCATTAAATTGCGTTGCTAATAGTATTGCACATAAGTTTTATGATGGTGTATGGATAATGCCTAATCCGGGTGATGCAGGTAGTGCTATTGGTTGTGTATTAGATCATTTGCGTACACATGTTGAATGGAATAGTCCTTACTTGGGATATAATATTGCTGGTGATTACCCAGTGAAAGCAGCGATGAAAGAATTGACAACGATTGGTATGGTTGGCGTAGCGAGTGGTAGAGCAGAGTTCGGTCCTAGAGCATTGGGTAATAGAAGTTTGTTAGCAGATCCTCGTGGAAGTGAAATGCAAGATTTGGTTAACACAGTGAAGCAGCGACAGGCATTCAGACCATTTGCACCTGTGATTATGGAAGAGCATTTGCATGATTACTTTGAAATGCCACAAGGCTGTAACACGAGTCCGTATATGCAATTCGTTGGTGTGTGTAAGCGCCCAGATTTGTTTCCTGCTATATCACATTATGATAATACTAGTAGAGTACAGACAGTGACACGAGAGCAGCATCCGGGATTGTATTCATTGTTAGAAAAATGGTATGAAGAGACAGGATGCCCGATGTTGTTGAATACAAGTTTGAATATTAAAGGTGAACCAATGGTTGACACCGAAACTGACGCATTGCGTTGGACTGAAAAGTATAATGTAAAGGTGGTAACGAAAGATGTTTAATCCAGTTAAGTGGGTAAAAAGAAAACTAGCAGAGCGTAAGTATAAGAAGCGTATGGAAGCGAAGTTAAAGAAATTGCAAGAGCAAGATCCGTATATATACGACTAATAGGTAAGACAATCAAAATATTAATATGTGGCTTGCCCGGAAGTGGCAAGTCAACAGTCAACAAGAATATCATTGAAGCATTGTCTGTTGCAGGTTATACAATTGATGAAGAATATATGATACAATGGATGCCAAACATCGTAGACATTAGTTACGGACGAGGTGTTGGTTATACATTCACACAGCATGACTTGGGTGCAGAGATGCATGACATTAGTGCTACGAAGATCCGTGCTAAGATGCGCGAAGAAGGAAGTCTTTGAAGTATAGAATCAAGCGTTGGAATTCGTTGATAGACTTCCGTGATTATCTAGTAAAATCAAAGTCAGAGATAGTTGTTGATTTTAATGGACATACGTTGGTAACTGATCAAGGTCGTTATGGTCTTGCATTTGGTATTTTAACATTCCAAGAAGAACTAATCGTTATTAAGAAACCACCAGTTAAGAAAGCAACAGTTAAGAAAGCGGTAGTTAAAAAAGCGGTAGTTAAAAAAGCGACAGTTAAGAAAGCAACAGTTAAGAAAGCGGTAGTTAAAAAAGCGGTAGTTAAAAAAGCACCAGTAAAGAAAGCAGTTGCAAAGAAAGCAGTTGTTAAGAAAGCACCAGTAAAGAAAGCAGTTGTTAAGAAAGCACCAGTAAAGAAAGCAGTTGTTAAGAAAGTGGTAATTAAAACCAAATAAAACATCTTGCATAAATCATAAAATAATGATATAATAATTGAGAGATGACAGAGATTATACATGAGAAAAATACCGAAACAAGATGACATTAAGTACTTCTACAAGCGACTCGATCAGCAAGACATAATTAATAAAGTACCTAAAGGTGATTACATTGCTGTATTTGGCACAAGTCATACATATGGATTATGTGACCGTGGCGAAGATGGCAGAGATGGAGATTTATTAGATGAAGACGGTATGTGGGTGTTTTCATTAGGTAAGAAGTTGGGAATAGAAGTATTTAACGTATCTATGCCTGGCAATTACAATATTAATATGGTACGTCAGATGACAGACTTTTTTGAATTACCAAAAGAAGTAATTTCACGTTGTAAATTAATAATCGCAGAACCACGAGTGGGTGATACCGCTGGTATTATGTGTACCGATGTGATTGAAGAACTTGATGTATCTGTAAAAGAGTTAAATCAAGTACTCACAAATAGTTATGCATTTAATGTGTTGAACAAAAAGCAATACATATGGGAAACTAATGTGTACGCGCAGTTTACTAACCCAGCCAGTCAGAATATGACGACAGAAGATTATGCACGACGATTAATAGGAAATGTGGGACACTATGAAGATGATATACCGCCGCCATCTGTACTAAAGAATGTGACAAACTATATAGATCATCATACGCGTACTTCTGCTATTTCAATTTCTTCCCTACTGAGGGACTATGAGAATATCCGAACAATGAAGCAATTTGCAAGTATGGCAAATATACCGTTTATGTGGTTTTGTTTTGATAGTCAAAACATACTAGACGATGAAGAAGTTGCTTTATGTGAAAAAATATATACAGAGACTTCGACTATATTTGATGCTCGCATATCAAAATTGGAACTTGGCGTAGTAGATGAATATGAACTAAGATTTGGCGAAGATGCATTATATGGAGAGCAATGTAATTGTGGTCATTTTAGCGAAGTAGTAAATAATTGGGTGAGTAACATGGTACATAAACAGATAATTGAACTAGGATATGAACTATGAATTTGAAAATACTAAACGAGTTAGATAGAATACTAAAAAACAATCCAACATTGGTTTCAAACGATCAGAGTTTGTGTCAAGTTATTAATGGGGTATTTAATATCTCATTAGCATCAGTCGATGGGAGCAATGTCTATAAGTTGGCAGATACGATTGATGATGCTGTGCTACACAATTACTTTTCCAATGTTTGGCAAGCAGAAACAAAGAAATACAAGTACAGTGGATTAAGTATCATTGATGAAGTTAATGCATTGAAGCCTCGTAAGGTGATTGACTTGGGGTGTGGATATAATGAATTCAAAGGTAAGATTGACAACTTGATTGGAGTTGATCCGTATAATAAAAAAGCAGATATTACTTCATCTATTTTAGGTTATAAGACTAGTGAAAAGTTTGATGTTGCTATCTGTTTAGGTAGTATTAATTTTGGTAGTTCAGATAAAATAATTGCTGAATTGGCATCGGCGGTCAATCTAGTTACCGATGGTGGGTTGTTATATTTCAGAGTGAATCCGGGAACACAGCACGAAGCACCAGAAAGCAAGTGGATTAATTTCTACGATTGGGACCCAGTATTCGTATCGAATATAGCACAACATTTAGACTGTGAGTTGTTAACATTGCGTCAAGACTTGAATCGATTGTACTTTGTAATGAAGAAGCGATAATGATTTTACATATACCACATTCATCTACCTATATTCCATTGGATATAGAATTTGATAAAAAAGATGTAAGTGATGATATTCAGCGAATGACTGATTGGCACACTGATGATTTATTTGATTGTGAGCATACTATTGTTAAATTAGAAGTTAGTCGATTGATATGCGATGTTGAACGCTTCATTGAGAATGAAGAAATGGATGCAGTGGGTATGGGAATATGTTATACGACTGATTCGTTTGGTGCACCGTTAAGGGCAGTGTCAGATGAAGAGAAAGATCGTATTGTAAATCAATATTACATTCCGCATCATGCGAAATTGTACGAGTCTGTAAGAGATGAATTAGAAGAAAATGGACAAGTCATGATTGTAGACTGTCATAGTTTTTCTAATGAGCAATTACCTCATGAACCATCTGGTGAACGACCTGATTTTTGTATAGGTACTGATTCGTATCATACACCAGTGTCATTGATTGTAAGATTGCAGGAAGAATTGAAGATACTTGGTTACACTAGCGTAGTGAACGAACCATTTGCTGGTACAATTGTACCGATGGAGTATTATCATACAAATGATAATGTGAAATCAATAATGATTGAAGTTAATAGATCATTGTATATGAAGAACAGTTCTGAATATGCAAAGATGAAAGGAATAATCACCAATTTGATAAATATTATCAATAAGTATTAAAAGGGATTATTATGAAAATTAACGAAATTATAGAAGCAATAGGCGATTCACCTAGTGAATTTGGACAACGACTATCACAAGAAGATGATGATAATTTTCAACAAGTTCCTGGCAGAGTATTCGCTCAAGCGGTATCACGTATAAAGCAGAACGACTTAGCAAGAGGTGATGCAGCGAAGGGTCTTGAAACTTTGCATGTATACCCAGCAAATGAATACAATGGTATGAATTGTTTCATTGGTAAGAACAACTCAAGTGGTTATGCGATTGCACATGGTGATGAATTAGTTTCTGTGTTTAGTTCACAGGGATCATCGGGTAGTGCTATCATGCAAGATGCGATAAAGAATGGTGCTTCTCGTCTAGATTGTTTTGCTATTAGAAAAGAAGATGTATCTATTGAAGGTGGATTGTACAGCTTGTATTCTCGTCATGGATTTAGCATTGACAAGAGTATGAATGATGGTGAACCTGGACAACCATATTCGATTCAGAATGGCGTAAGTTCGTACGTAGACGATAATGAGAAAGTGCATCCAAATGATCCGCGTGTTGTTATCTTCATGAAAAGATAAAAAAAGATAAATAAAACTATAGTTAATTATATACTTGACATCTGTTGTCATGCAGTGTATAATAACTACATAAATAAAAGAGTAGTGCAGATTTGTACTACTTCATTTCACAGCATAGTATAACAATAGCCGAGCGGCGATGTTCATATTATAAATCAAATTTCTAAAAACCGTCACGCTATATGTGTGTCTTTCGCATGCTTAATTTAAGAGAACATAAATGGAATATTTTACTATACTAATGGCTGGTATTGCTTACGGATTTATCGTAGGTTTAATTCCAGTAGCAGGAGCAACAGTTGGATTAATCGCCATCTACTCATTCGTTGGGTATTTTGATGATCCGTATATGTTGGTTGTGTTTACGACTGCGATAGTTGTATCGTCTAGTATTGGTGATAGTTTCTGTGGTGTCGTTATGAATATCCCAGGAGCAGGTGGTGCAGCAGCGACCATGATTGATGGATTTCCTATGAGTCGTAAAGGTGAAGCAGCAAGAGCATTAAGTGCGGCAATATCTACATCATGGGCGAATGGATTAATATGGGGATTGTTAGTATTTTTGTTTTTACCATATTATTCAAAGATTGTTTTGTATTTTGGTACACAAGAGATGTTTACCTTCTTGATTTTTTCAATGACTTGTGTTATATTCATAAGTAGCAAATATTATGTTAGAGGATTCATTGCGTTAATAGGTGGTTTTGTAGTTGGTCACATTGGAATGGACCCACAAACAGCAGCGCCACGTTGGACAATGGGTTGGGAATATCTTGGTGATGGTATACAGATGATACCTGTTATGGCTGGTGTTTTAGCGTTCCCAGAACTAATAAGTGCATATCGTATGAAAGCGGAAAAGATATTCCTAGACAATGCAAAGATTAAATCACAATTGATTCAAGGTATTAAAGATAGTTGGAAATATAAATGGGATGGTTTGCGAGGCGGTTTCATCGGCGGTTTCATTGGATTGATCCCGGGCATTGGTGGTAACATAGCAGATTGGTTTGCATATAGTCAGACAGTTGCAGCAACAAAGAATGATGATGAGAAAGTAGGAAACGGACATGTACGAGGGGTAATTGGATGCGAAGGTGCAAACAATGCACAGAAGGCAACTAGTTATGTTCCTACTATATTGTTTGGTATTCCTGGCGCACCATTTGAAGTGATCATAATGGGATTGCTTATGTATGTTGGTTTGGAGTTAGGCACGCCAGCAGTGTTGGCTGATACAAGATTCTTTGATGCATTGTTGAGCAGTTATATGTGGAGTCTGTTAATCATATTACCTATTTCATATATGTTTATCAAGTATGCAGTTAAGATAACCAATATTCCGTTTCAGTGGTACTTCTGGCCAATCTTAGCGAGTTTGATTTGGTCTAGTACGCAGTACACAGGATTAAAAGAAGATTATATGATGCTTGCGATATGTTGTGTTGCAGGCATGGTGTTAAAGTACTTGAAGTTTAGTAGAGTAAGTTTTTTGATAGGATTTATCTTATCAGCAAGAATAGAATCTAGTTATTTGCAATTTACTGGATTATACGAGTGGGGTGATTTGCTAAGTAACCCATTAGCAATCATATTTTTATTATTAGCAGCATTAGCTGCATATTGGGGCGCGTTTAAAAACAATGCACGCATTGATTTTGTTTAGGAGAAATAACAAATGAAGAAGTTAGTAATCGCAACGTTAGTTGCACTAGGAATGACAGTATCATCACTGCCTGCTATGGCAGATTTCACATTCATCGTACCGCAGAAGCCAGGTTCAGGCACATCGGTATGGACAGCAATCGTTGCTGGTGAATTAGAGAAGCATTTAGGTGAGAAGATCAAGATCGTTAATATCCCAGGAGCGAATGATATCCCAGGCTTTAACAAATTCCACAATGATCTACAGCATGACGACAAGACTGTTATGGTGTCGCATGGTGGTAACGGAGTGTCGTATTTGGTAGACCCAGTTGACTATGACTATTACCAGTATGACCCAATCGGTATGATGAACTTGACTATTATCAACGGACACTCTCCTGGTTTTAATCCATACACAGGTGTTATTAAATTCAGTGCTGGTTCTGGTATGAACCCAGATATGATGGCACACATCTTATTGAAAGGTGGACCTGATCTTACTATGGCACAGGCAGAAGAGATTTTTGCTAGTCAGTACAAGTACATCAAAGGTATGTCAGGTGGTGATCGTAGACTTAGTTTTCAGCGTGGCGGTGAACTTAACGTAACTCGTGAGTCTACAGCAGCATACAATAAGTATTACAATGGTAAGGAATTTTCTAAAGTATGGTTCTCACAAGGTGTATTTAACCTAGAGACAGGCGAAATTGATGCTGATCCTAACTGGCCTAACCTTTCAATTCATGAAGTATTTGAAGCGAAATGGGGTGTTGCACCACAAGGTGAATTCTGGGAAGCATTTGAACTTGTACGTAACTTCCGTGACGTGATGCAGAAAGCATTATGGATTAAGAAGGGTAGCCCTGAGACAGATCGTTTACGCGCAGCGTTCCGAGCAATGGCAGCAGATCCTGTATCAATGGCGAAGATTTACGAAAAGACAGGCAAGTATGATTGGATTATCGGTGAAGATATGGTAGATGCGTTAGATATTCTGCGTGAGCAAATTAAGCCAACCACACTACGCAATCTTGTAAGTTTCTTACAAGTCACTGGTAAGCCAGCGATTCTTAAAGAAGATTTAATCAAGTAATATGATTTTAGAACTAGTGGACAATGTCTGCTAGTTCTTATTCAGCAAGGACAACAGTATGAAGACACTTGTTATTATGACAGGTCCACAAGGAGCAGGCAATCATCTGTTCAGTAAGGCATTGGCAACAAACCCATCGGTATTTGGTTGGAACAACCTACTTGATACTTATTGGGAAGGTCATGATCAAGAACCATTTGCAGAGTATTGGATTAATCCAACTAAGTTAAGTGAGTTTGATTGGGATATGTCAGATGTGTTTGTTACTAGTATTAGTTGTCCTTTCATTTATAAAGGCATTGAGTTACAACCTAATTACGATGATTTTATAAATGAAGCAAGTAAGTATGTTGATGTAAAGATATTAGTTATTGGTCGTGATGTTAATATATTGAATCATCAGCAAATCCGAGTACGAGGTAAAGAGACTACCCCTGTATTTCAGCAAGCAATTGGTAATCTATTACCATTAAATCCTATGTTTGTTTCACAAGAGTTATTATATTTGTATGGTCAATCGTATTTAAATTCAATAGAGAGTTATATCGGTTTACCTTTAACGAATGGAACATTGCTATTCAACGACATATTAAAAGTCAATGCAAATGCAAAATATATAGAACCAGTGATATCACATTGGTTAGATGAAGAAGTAAGAAAAGCGTGTGACAATAAATGAAAATTAGAACACACGATCCAGCCACTATTGTTATAGTAGTGAGGTGGCCACGTAGTCCTGAATCATCTGACCCCAATGAACATTACCGTCCTTGGATGGAAGATCATGTAGGGAAACAGGGAGTTGATTGGGATTGGGGTCTGATCAATGATGATGCATCAAAGGACAACCTGAGTATTAGATTTAAACGAGATTTTGAAGCGTTAGCAATGCAAGCAAAACTAATGTGGGCTTAGTATAAATACATGTAGTTGTGATTATATTAGGAGGTAAGCAATAATGGACGTATTTGATACACTTGGCATGGAATTTGTTGACATCATAGGGCCATGGATTGCTGTCTTAGTATCCATTTCGGCTGCATTATGGTTTAAAGATTTCACTACCAATTTAATATATGGTATAAAGTTCAAAATGAATCCCTCATTCAATGAAGGTGATGCGGTTGTATTAAATGACGAAGATGCTATTATTGTTAAAATAGGTTGGGGTGAGTCAGTGTTCGGTGTGTACAGTAAAAAAGGATATACTTGGCGCTATGTACAAAACGATAGACTACACTTACTTAAACTTGAAAAAATAGTAAACAAGAACTTACATCTTGACACCGATGCAGAAAGAGGCAGACGTATGCAAGCATTGCTAGATTTAGCACAATCAGATCAAATAGACAGCAATAGAAAAGATATTGAAAAATTAACTACCCAACTAAACAACAAATCAGAATAATTCTGATTGATATCAGACCCCACACATAGGTAACAAATGAATAACAAATCAAATTTAAGACTCAACCAAGGAAGACGTATAGTACATTTTATTTCAAATGGAGCTATGATAGATGAACTATCGTCGCACGCTGAATATGTCACAAAACTAAGAAAAATTGCTGAAATATCAATGACAAATTCATGTGATCATAGTATTTTATCTAGTCTAGATAATCTTAATCACAATAAATTGAGATCAAATTTAATATCAGTCACTGAAATGAATTTTGAGATGGCAGTAATTTGGTTTGAGGGATCATGGGTCTTATCAAATGATTTTGAAGATGAATTATTAAGTGCATATGATAATGAATGGTCAAAGACAGATTGGTTGGCTGCTGGTCACATCATAGATCGTCGTCCAAACACAGAGATGGCTACGTTTGATTCGCAATGTGTTATTATCAATCTTAAAGCATTAAAATCGTTGGATTATCCTAGATTGATGAAACGACAGCCGTTACAATCGCCTGTATATGAAAGTAGCGAAGAACATATACATGATGATTATACTCCAATGTATCTTAAACCTACTGGAAAATTTAGCGAAGCAAAAGAACAAGGTAATGGTTATATAGATGCATTAATTCATATAGCATTGAGCAATGATATGTATATACACAATTTGTCATATAGTATCCGAGATGAGAAGTATTGTTGTTATCCCGCAGATGATATTGAAGAAACAAAAGAATGGTTAAATATGGATTTCTCAACCAAATCGCTATCACAAATTAGAAAAATAGCAGATAGAATTAGTGAAGATAAAGAAGAACTGTTTGGATATAAGTATATGGATAAGATGATATTATATATAACAAATACTGAATCAGTTCCAAAAAAAGGTGCTATCAAATATAGTCATAATGTCATGACTTGTCCTGCCAGCGGATTGCATCAGTTTATGCATATGATAAACGCAAGAGATACCTTAGAGAAAGTCATATGGACGGATTTCAGTGAAGCAGGGCTATGGTGGGTTGAATTCTTGTTAACAAATTGGGATGGAACTGATTTCATTGGATTCTATAAAGCACATAAACATCATATTCATGATGTCTATGATATTGACGACGATACTATATTATATGATGAAGATTTAATTCATGGTTTCATGGAAGAAGTAGGTGACACTTGGTTAGATGATTGGGCTCATATTAAAAGTTTAGATCATACTTTTATGAAAATTAATATGGTAACTGAATGGAAAAGATTAGTTGATGCGATTGGTAATGATAATACAGTATTTCTACAAGTGAGTAATATTTGGCAATATGAAATTAATTATGTCAATACAACACATTTCCAAGCACAAGCAGCGTACATTAATCTGATTAATGAAGTGTTATCTAATAATAAAGATTTGTTCGTAACTGGTGATACTCCAAGTGGAGTATATCAAGGATATCGTAATATGAAAGAGATTGCAAGTATTTTTTAACTTGACAAAACAGTAAAAATATTATATAATAATTACTAATCATAAGGATAGTATATGTTAGATGTAATAATGCTTTCGTATGGCGAACCATCTGCCGACGAAAACTTCGAAAATTTAAAAAAGATAGCACCTCATGCACAGCGTGTAGATAGGGTTGATGGATTGTTGAATGCACATCAGGCAGCAGCGAACCTATCATCTACTGATTATTTCTATGTGGTTGATGCCGACGCTATCATCAGTCAGAATTTTGCGTTCAAATTTGAACCTAGTGCGAATCGTGATGCATATCCTGGCGTACCAGAGACAGAGTGTGTGTTCACGTACCGTAGTCATAATCCTATTAATGATTTGGTTTATGGTTATGGTGGAGTGAAGTTATTCCCTAAGAAAAAACTATTGGCAACTACCGAGTTCAAAGTAGATATGACTACTAGTATTGGTGCAATATTTAAACCATTATATGAGATCGCTAACATCACTGCGTTCAATACAGATCCTTTCAATACATGGCGCAGTGCGTTTCGTGAATGTACAAAACTAGCGAGTAACATCATAGATCACAATAAGCAAATAGACGATGCATATCGTTTAGCAGTGTGGACATCGCGTGGTGAAAATAGACCATTCGGTGAGTATGCATTGATTGGTGCAGAGCAAGGTAAAGGGTTTGGTGAAGATTACAAAGACAATCCTGATGCATTAAAGAAGATCAATGATTGGGAATGGTTGAAGAAAGTGTTCAATGAATCAGTCTGATTTTATTAATAGACATGCATGGTTGTATGGGTTGCAAGAATACTTTATTGGTACAGCGTATGCAGCAGATTTTGATTTACTATTCAAGGCATTGATGCATGATAATGGTTATCGTAAACGTGATCTATTGATACGACTTTCGCATATGGATAATTCTGCTATAGAGTTTGACGAGCAAAAAATGTGCAGTTTTTATAATTGTATAATGCATAAAGACTTGCCTGACTATGATGTGACACAGTCCAAACTAATCGGTTTAGTGAAGCATTTTGTTAAAGATGATTACACGCCCGCTGCATACAGATTCATACGTTCATTCGATGAAGACTTGGTGCCCGACTTTAATGATTTCTACAGTCGTGGGCAAATTGCTAGCAAGAAGTGGTTAGTTGAAGAATTAAGCAAAGTAGTTGATCAGAATGTATTAGGAAATGTAGCAGTATTTGGTGCATGGTATAACTTCATTGCACACATGTTGTTTGAGAAATTTAATATAGATAAGATGTATTCGATTGATATAGATGGAGATGTTATTCACCATATTAAAAAAATGATGAGAAATCAAATCAACAGTGGTCAATTAGTTCCAATCACATTAGATGCATCGACTATTAAATGGTTTAATAATGATATAGTAGTAAATACAGACGCAGGTGCAACGCATTGCAACGACATAGATCTTGTGATTAACACTAGTTGTGAACATATGTCAGATGATTGGTTTAATAATCTACCCACAGGCACAATTGTTTTACTACAGACTAATAATTACTTTGACAATATACAGCATAGTAATTGCGTCAAGACATTAAATGATGCACTCGATAAATATAAAATGTCAAATATTCTATACAAGGGTACATTAAAAACTGAGTTGTATGATAGATTTATGATCATAGGAGTAAAGTAAAATGGACGAGATAGTTACATTCGTTGTGGAAGATTTCATATATCCAAGTGAATATTCAGATGGAATGTATATGTATCTCGTAGTTGCAAATAGAATTACTGGTAGAATTTGTAATATGGGATTCAAGTACGAAGAAGATTTTACATTTGATTCAAGTGGAATGCGATCTACGGGTCATCGTATATTTGAATATAGATTTAAGAAAGCAGAAGATGCAATGTTAGTTAGGATACAAGGAATAGAGAATTAAATGGATAATGAATTGTGGGATTTAATCTTAGACGGATACGATCTAAGAGAATTACAAAGAGAATCCGCACGTGCTATTAGCACTATGAAAGCAGATAATGACTCAATCTATAAATTTAATAAAGTAGCACAGCATAACAGTCAGTTATGGTATCGTGCAGTGATTAAATATTATATGGAAGAGCATGGTGGGTTGCCTAGTCAGATTGGACCGGGCGTTGATGTGAAGTTGATACTAGATGATTGAGTTATTTTACGCAAACGTAGTATACGTTGCATATAGATTAATCATAACAGCACACGTAATCAAGTTTTTTAATAGATATGTAAACTATTATGTCGCTGTACTGATTGCAGCACAATTGAGTTTCATGTATGATAATGGATTGTTTGCATTACTATTTAATGCTCAGAAATTACCAGTATTTGCAGAATTAATTGTGGCTGATATACTTTATACATTAAGAGTATTGATTGCTTGGTTTGTTATAAAACAATTATGGAATGTAACCAACAATTATTATGTTGCAGTATTTATTGGTGCGGAGATGACCTTCGTAGTAGATTATTTTATCTTTAATCAAGTGTATTGAAGAAACTAGGAAATAGATAACAATGTATAAGTATAAAGATATAAAACAATTACACTTAGAAGTGACCCAGCGATGTAATGCGTCATGTACTATGTGTGATCGTAATGAAAATGGTGGTGCAGTCAACAAACATATCAAAGACAATCTGGCTGAGTTGACGCTAGATGATTGCATTGATATGTTCCCGCCTGATTTCATTTCGCAATTAGATACGATGTATATGTGTGGTAATTTGGGTGATCCCATTTCCGCATCAGATGCATTGGAAATATTTGAATGGTTTCGTGCATGTAACGATGAAATGTGGTTGAGCATGAATACCAATGCAGGTGCAAGATCTGCGGAATGGTGGACACAATTGGCACAGGTCATTGGTAAAAACGGCGCAGTGATATTTAGTGTTGATGGATTAGAAAATACGAATCATTTGTACAGACAGGGCGTTAAGTGGGAGATTGTTGAGAGAAACATGAAAGCATTTATCGCTGCTGGCGGCAGAGCAAGATGGGATTATCTAATCTTTGAGCATAGTGAATGTGATGTAGATCGTGCAGAACAACTAGCGAAAGAATGGGGTGTTGAGAAATTCATCAAGAAGAAAACAGGTAGATTCATTAGTGCAACTAGTGAAAAGAAAGAAACACATCAAGGTACGAATCGTAAAGGAGCAGTAACACAAGTACTCGCGAAGCCTAAGAAAGCAGAGCATCAGAATTTGGAATTATTGAAGCAAGCAGAGATAGAAAAAACATATGGTTCAATGAAACAATACTATGACACTGCTAAGATTAATTGCAAAGTAGCAAAAGATAAGAATATATTTGTAACAGCAGAGGGCATTTTGATGCCATGCTGTTGGACAGCAGGAAGAATGTACAAGTGGTGGCATGATGATCCTAAAGTAGAACAGATCTGGGATTTCATTGATAACGCGGGTGGTAAAGATGCGCTGAGTGTGAAACTACATGGCATTGAAGGTGTATTCAATACTGGCGTAATGAAGGATATACAAGACAGTTGGGCAAAGAATAGTATAGAAGATGGCAAGTTGGGCGTATGTTCAATGAAATGCGGCGCAGAGTTTGATCCGTTTGCAGCACAATTTAAGTAACAGGAGAATTATGATGGGATTAAGAACACAGTTGAAGGGTATTATTCGTAATTTAGATAACAATGCCAATATTGCCCAAGAACATTGGATGCGATCTGGTTACAAGGGTTTTAGGGATCAAATGTATAGTTACATAGATCAGTCGAATCATTGGAAATTGCAGATTCAAGAATCGGAACATGATGAGTTTTATGAAACCCAGCATATGCTAGTGGTAGGTTGTGGATTTGTTGGCAATACATTCGCTGATTATATTGAAAAAACAAGCAAAGTTAAGGTATCACGCATTGATCCTGTCGTGTATCCGAATAATCACATAGAAGATTACAAAACTGCTACCTGTGCGATAGTAGCAGTACCTACACCGTCGTTAGATAATGGTGAATGTGATGATAGTATTGTGCGATCTGTAATTGATGAATTGATGACACTTAATAACGATATTCATATTTTATTAAAGAGTACGGTATCGCCAGATATGATGTCTAAGTATCCAGACAATGTTACTTATTGTCCAGAATTCCTACGTGCTGAAACTGCTAAGGAAGATTTTGATAATCAGAAAACACTAATCATTGGTGTGGCAGATAAATCAGCAACAGAAGGGTATTACTGGGAAAAAATGTTACTCGGTCCACTGAATCCAACAAAGTTTATGATTACTGATAGAAATACAGCAAGCATGATAAAATATGTTCACAACACATGGCTCGCTACAAAGGTAGCATTTTTTCATGAAGTTTATGATAAGACAAAAGATTTTGATTACGATTATAATCATATGATTAATATATTGGCAACGTTTGAGAACATAGGACCTAGTCATATGCAAGCACAAAATTGCAAAGGTACATTAGGATTTTCTGGTTATTGTTTCCCTAAAGACACATTAGCATTCCAGAAATTTACTGGTAGTAATATATTGAAACAAGTGATTGATACGAATAATGAATTGTTAAAATTGTGATGTATCTGATATCATGGAACATGATTTTTCACTAACCATATATCACAAGAAAATTGGAATAGTGACACACCACCAAATATGTGCGTGGCTTGTTGTCACCATGAGGAATAAAAATGAAGATCAAACTAGAGATAGAAATCGATACAGATAACGAGCAAGATCGAAATACTATTGAAGAAATTATTCAAAAGTTAGTAGAACTACAAGAAATGATGGAATAAAAAATGAAGATAGAAAATAACAATAGTATGATATTTGATGCAGAGGGATATCGTGCATACCACCCCGTGGGATGAAATAAGTGAAATAATTTATAATAAGGGTTGACAAGTAAGAACTATTGTTATACAATAGTTAAGTAAGTTAATCAATCAAGAAAGGAAGTACACATGGGTTCATTACAGTTGGCAAAAGTAATTAAGGCAGCAGTCAGAGTAACCAATACAAAATCAACATTCAAATATAGCAAAGCGAGATACACGCATTATAGTGTAGCCGAATATTTAAAAATGTTGGGTGGTCATGATGGTCAGCAACTTGCAATCGCACATGGACAGCGTTCTCCTGTATATGGCCCATTGAAAATGATGCATTTGGTGTCTAGCATATTTAATGGAATGTCAATTCCAGAATTAACATGTGCACGTCACTCTATTCAACATTATGAGGATACCATTAAAACGTCTTTAGAGATTCCACCGCACATCATTACTAAAGGCGAGAATGCAACACTGTTAAATCGTAAAAATATGACGTATATTAAGAAGAATATTGATTTCATCCTTGATCTTATTGATGGACAACAGCGTACTATTTCACTATCAGTTGCCTTCAATGGATCATATAATGGTGATATTATGTACCTAAAATTAGATGATGTAAATGTAGATGAAGATGGTGCAATTGAGTTCAATAAAAGTGATTTTGCATTTTATTCGTCTGCTGCTGATGCACCTGTTAACTCTATATGTATTTCACGTATGCGTGAATTTGAGAATTTCACCAGCGAAGATATTTACAATGAATTGGAATTGCAATCAAACACTGACGATGAACGAGAGAAACTTCTAACTATCATTGATCAGATGCATGATGCAATCTTTGATAGAGAATTATTGACGCTTAAATATTACTCAAACCCTAGTGCAGCCGAAAGAACAGAACTATTTGTAACGCCAAATTCGACAAGCACGGATGTAACTGATATTGATTTGTGTTACAATGCGTTATCAGAAAAATATTATGATGAAATGAATCAATTGTCTGAGCGATTGGGCAAATTCTTTATGTCTTATGGCGTGTCAGATGCTAAAGTTTCAAGAGATTTCGCATTGCGGTTAATGATTGTAACATGTAGCCCAAAGCACTCAAAAATGAATGATCACGTGACTCGGTTAGGAGAGGGTAAAGACCCATTTGGAAAGTATGAGCATTGTTATCTTGATTTTATTGGTCGTCTAGATGATATGTTATCACGTATAGACAATGAATTAAAATCAAATGGTGTATTACGTTCATCTATTGCAGATCAATTTGCGTATGTAAATAATGATGAAGCAATTGTTGCAACACTAACATTATTTATTGTAATGGCATATGAAGCGTCAAAAAATAATGCAAACATGTTAAGTAGTAAAATGTCTGGACCTAAATTAGATCAAATGCTATATATGTTTTCACGACACAGGTCGCTGAATGTACTAGCACAAAATGTGAATAAGCAAGAGAAAGCCAATCGGTTCCGTATGATTTCGGATGCAGCAAGGGCAATGGTTTATGGTGTTAAGCGTGATGATGAAGTTGAAATTGGTAAGGTATTTAAGCCGTTAACATGGACAGGTTCAGAAATTGGTTACAATGCTATTGATCAGACGTTGTTCGTAGAGGTAGGTGCAGTACCAAACTTTATGCAAAGTATCAAACATGACGCTGCATATGTTGCACTATCTGTATTTACAGATGGTAATCAAAGAAAGCCTGATACACAACTTGAACACATTGTATCCCAACAGGTTGTTGCGAAGAATGCCTTTGACGTGTTGATTAATCAGCGATCAACAGGTTATGTCGATCATAGAGGATTGTCTGCCTTCGTTAAAGATACCAATAATACACTTGCAAACATGTGTATTCTGCCTCAAACGGTAAACGCATCTTTGAGCGCGTGTCCAACAGTGGTTAGCAAAATAAGTAAGTTATCAGATGCTACTGAGTTCTCTTCGGGCATACTAAGTATGGTACTACGTGAATATGGAATTGGCAATTATGTAGAGGCGGCAGAAGGGGCATTGTTCATAGAGAATGCACCATTCCAAGCCTTCGCTATTTACTGTAAGAATGTTAGGATGCAGCAATTTACTAATAATCTTATGTTAAGTAATATGAATAAGCCGACACAAGTTGCTATGACGATAGATGAAATGCTAGAACGATTCTTCAAAACGTACTTAGTAACTGAGTTAGGTACGAGTAAGTATGGTACTGAACTAGATGATAAGTTAAAGGCAGCAGTTAAGGATTATGGGTATATCATTGGATAATATAAAAGTCAGGGTAAATGTAAAGTTTACCTTGACAAATATAATTTATGATGTATAATAATAACACTAATTGATAATAATATTAATTAAAATTGGAGAAGTAAATGAATACACGTGACGTAATACAAGATATTGTAAAACACACAGCAGGTCCCGCTGGATTTACAGCAGTTAAATTAACAAGTTCTGATACAGAAACAACACTTGACGCGATGAACGCAGATCGTACAGTTATCTTGAAGGGTAAACTTCATAACGCTGCACCTGAGTTTCAAGGTGAAATCGGTATGGGTAATCTAGGCTTCTTAGCAGGAGTTTCTGGTCTTGGTGCATATTCAACTCAATCAGAGAATGCTACTGTCACAGTAGTAACACGAGATCGCAATGGTGTTGATACGCCTGATCATTTGTTATTCAAAGATGGTGATGGTAATAAAGATCAGTATCGCTTTATGAGTAAAGAGATTATAGATCAAACATTAAAAACTGTTACATTCAAAGGTGTTGAATGGGATATCGCATTTGAACCTACCAAAGCGAAAGTAACAGAATTGCAACAAGTCGCAGCAATCTATGGTGACATTGAACCTAACTTTACTGTTAAGACAGAAGATGGTAACTTGGTTGTTACTGTTGGTGCAGCAGATGGTTCTTATACAGGTAAGCGTATCTTTGCAACCAATGTAAATGGTACATTATCACAAGGCTATGCATGGCCTCTATCGCAAGTATTGGCTATCCTAAAATTGGGTATGTCTAGTTCATGTGTAATGCAAATTTCAGCACGCGGCGCTCTACAGATTTCAGTAGATTCTGGCATTGCTAAGTATGACTATATCCTTCCTGCTCTAACGGTGTAATGTATGGCGAATTTGACTGATACTAATGAAGATTACGCTGTATGGCTACCTAGCATCAGCAATTTCTATAATAATATCATTACACGGTATCACCATCAGGGGGATGGTTATTTTCCTCCTGAGCGTATACCCGTGGGACTTGAACATGGTTTAGCAGGTTGTAATTTCTTAAAAGAAGATGATTCATATTTTCAATATAAATGGGGATTATATTCGGTTGGACATGCTCAGCGAGATATCACTAAGACTGATAAGCGTGACATGATCATTCAAACACGTGATAGAAGTAAGACTTTTATCATGGGTGATTCTGGTGGTTATCAAATCGTAACTGGTGTTATCAAGTGTGATTGGAAGAATTTCAAGACAGATGATAGTTTACGTCATCAAGTGTTGAATTGGCTTGAACACACCGCAGATTATAGTATGATTCTTGATGTTCCCACGCTTGCCACATTGCCGCAGTATTCAGCGACTAGTGGTATCAAAGATTTCCAACAGTGTCTTGATTATACTAAGTTTAATGCTGACTTCTTTGTAAAGAACAGAAAGTTTGAAACTAAATACTTAAATGTTATGCAAGGTATGAATGAGCAAGAATCTCGTGTATGGTATGATGCAGTTAAGCATTATCCATTTGAGGGTTGGGCATTTTCTGGTGCTTGTAAGTCAAACAAAATTGATATCTTATTACGCAGACTAATTCAGATGCGTGATGACAAATTACTTGAGCGAGGCGAACGAGATTTAGTTCATGTGCTAGGTGTAGGCAAACTCGAACTTGCTGTAGTTTATACTGCAATAAAACGAGCGTTGCGCGAGCATGTAAATTCTGATATGGAATTTACATTTGACGCAGCATCGCCATTCATTGGTGCATCGAAGGGTGAAATCTACGCTGAATCAATATATAAGAGTGAATCATTTAGGTTACAGACTGATCGATTCATTAATGATAAATCATTAAAGGGTAGTACAGTACGGTTGCCTTATCGTTCACCTATTGCAGATCGTTTAACGATGGGCGATATGTGTTATCAAGGAGTAGGTGCGCTTGATAAGAACGGAGATGTATCAAAGACAAGTTGGGATTCATTGACTTATATGTTGATGCAAGGTCACAACACGTATTCTCATATTGAATCTATTCAACGAGCAAATCGCTTTGCAGATGCTACCATGCCATTAATTAATACAGATCATAACTTATGGTCACAAGTAAGTGGTAAGGGCAAAGCCCGACAGATTGATGATCATATTCCAGTAGAAGTGGTTTATATGATCAATTTCATTGAGAAATTGTTTAAGAGTGAAACTCCTATGACAATGATTAATGAGGCTGAAAGTTTGTTTGCTAAGTTCAGTAGACAGAAATCAGTAAAGAACAGTGACGTATTATTTTCTAATCTATTTCAGATGGGTGATGATGCAACTGTAGACTCTGATGAGGAAATCGAACAAGATATCTCAGAAGAATTTTTAGAAACATTAACTTAACTTAAACTAAACGGAGAAATCAACATGGCTAAGAAAATTAGACTTATTGACGATGTAGAAAATAATGATTCATTATCATTGACAGAAGCACCGAAGGGTGATATGATTGATACAGCATTTACAAAAGAAGACGCTGCAACACTTATGAAACTTGCAGAAGCGATTGATTGGAAATTATGGGAGTTGTTAAAATTCACTCGTAAATTCGAAGCAACCGAAGATGAAACATAACTTTAACTATTAACTAATTGGTATATTATTATGACCACAGATACAGCAGCACCAGCATCCCAGTATAAGCCCTCGGCGCCTCGTCTACCATCACTATACATTAGTGGGTATTACACCTTACACGATATTAAGTTTGATTTGTTGAAGATCATTGAGCCATACGATGGTTATATGTTTAATCGCAAAGATACCGAACATGTTCGTGGATTGTTTAATAACTTTTTGAGTGATCTTCGTCGTGCATACAAGTTGCGTGAATACAATATCTATACTACCGTGAAGGATAATGCTATTACATTTGATGTAACAGTAAAGATTCACAAAGATCGTGCAGTAAAGAAATTGAAAATCCACGTAGGTCGTTTGAACTACGTATCTCCAACTCACTCTTAGGAGTATAAGATGTCAGTATCAAGTAAAATTAAACAGCGCCTCACTGATGCCGATCATCGACATTGGGCAGGGGATAATATTTCAGAATATATCATGGATGGTGAACACGATGAACTTATTGTAGAACTTACTGAAAAGTTCGAAGGTGTTCTTAATAGTTTAATAATTGATACAGTCAATGATCCCAATTCGCAAGATACTGGACGACGACTTGCTAAAATGTATGTGACAGAATTAATGAGTGGGCGTTATTATCCTGCTCCTTCTGCTACTGCATTTCCAAACAATAGCAGTGATCCGTTTAAAGGTATGTTGGTAGTTAGATCTGAAATCAAATCAATGTGTTCACATCATCATCAACCTGTAACTGGTGTTGTTTATATTGGCATCTTACCGGAAGATAAAGTAATTGGATTAAGTAAGTACACGCGTATTGCACAATGGTGTGCAAGGCGTGGAACGCTTCAAGAAGAACTTGCAAATGATATTGCTCGTGAAATTGAGAAGGCTACCGATAGTAAGCATCTTGCAGTGTATATTCAAGCCGAGCATGGCTGTTGCACTAATCGAGGCATTATGGCACATAGTTCGTTAACACAAACTACTGTACTTAGAGGTAATTTCTTCGTTAAGGCTTCTGTTAAAGAAGAGTTCTTTGATAATATTAAAATGCAACAATCATTTGCACCGAGGTAATTATGAATAAAAGAGTATATTACAGTTGGGAAGACGTTGAGCATATGCTTGCGACAATCAATAATGAAATGGCAGCCGATGGTTGGCGCCCAGACTACATTGTAGGTATGACACGTGGCGGTCTGGTACCAGCAGTTATGTTGAGCAACTTGACTGGCATTAAAATGCATGCACTAGGTAAAGATGACACCAATGCGTGGATGTCAGAAGATGCAGTGGGATGGGAAGACACTACTAATGACGGTGATGCTATCGTTCCAGATGTAAACCATCCTAATAATAGATCTAACATTCTTGTTATCGATGATATCAATCATTCTGGTAAATCTTTTAATTGGCTAAAGTCTGATTGGAAAAGTACATCGGCTCAACCTGACTTTGCATGGGATGATATCTGGCATGGAAATGTTAGATTTGCATCATTGGTAGACAATGAAGCAAGTTTATTCACAGATGTTGATTATGCAGCAATCGAGATGAATAAGATCGACAAGCCTGTATGGTGTGTATTCCCTTGGGAAGCAGAACGCGATTATGGCAACTTATAATAACCAATCAGATGTATGTGTAGACACAATAGATGGTTCATCTATAACAACTGACTTCATACATCCGAGTTATGCTGTTGGCAGACTAACGTCAGATATGCGTAATAGTGTTATCATAAATACACCAGATGGTAATACTATTGATCTAGTAGAATCATTAAATGAATCCAATATGTTACTAGGTGTTATGACTACCTTATTGAATAATCTCATCAAAGAGAATCCTAGCATCACTAGTGCACAATCTATTGAGGAATTATTAGATCAGCAAAAAATGATGAATAAGTTAGCCAAATAAGGTTGACAAGTAATGATTCTTGCTGTATACTTAATATATAAGTTAATTAAACAGTGAGAACATTATGATTAAATTTAAAAAGACAATTACTGCATTATCAATTGCATTGGCAATGGGTTTCACAGCAGTACCTATTCAGGCAGAAGCAGCGTATAAGTCATACTATGATTACGCGTCTAGCATCAAACGCCAACGTTCACAAATTAATTTCGTAACCACTATGTTAAGAAGTTATACTCGCACTGTTAAAGTATATGGTAATCTTATCAGCAAATATGGCGCTAAGTATGGTCATTACTCTTGGTTCCGTCCTATCATTCAACGCCACGCATTCTATGAAACAGAAGTAGCGCGTTACACACAATTATTAAATTCCATTCAAGACACATCAGTCACGATAGTTTCTTCTTCTACTCGTGTTGAACCATATGTACAAACTACAAATAGCAAGCCAGTATTGATCTCGTCTACTGACACGGTTGAAAAAGAAACTGATGCTGGTATGATTTCTGAATATGCAGTTTTGACACTGGTGTCTGAAATCATCACTACTGTTCGTACATTTGAAATGACTATTATTGATACATCGTACAGTGATGGTACAAATGATTCAAAGCGCACAGCAAAACTACTAGACACTACAAACACACCAAATCGTGAAACAACTCGTGATCGTGAATTGATTCGTAGTTATCCTGTTCCTGTTATTGTGGATGAATCGCCTGTACAAGTAGCAGAAGGCGAAACAGGTATAAAGACAGTCGATGCAATGACGGTTGAAGAATATCTTGCTCGTGATGATGTTGATTATTCACAGACAGACACATATCGTCAAGCAGCATGGAATACTAATTCACGCACTAACGCAGATTTCATCGAGCGAGAGAGTGGTTTGGCGCCTTATGCTAGATCATTAGATGCCATTGGTGCACCAGAAGCATGGGCACGTGGTTGGACAGGCAAGGGATCTATCATTGGTATTGTAGATTCTGGCATTGATCTAGATCATAGTGAATTTGCTGGTAAGATTATCGATGCAAAATGTTTCACACGAGCGTGTGATCTTGGTTATGAAACAGTGCACGATATCACGAAGGTTAGTCATGGAACGCACGTTGCAGGCATCGCATCTGCAAGTTTAGATGGTGTAGGTACCACAGGCGTAGCACCAGATGCAAAGTTATTGATTGCAAAGGCAAGCACAGGCACCTACGGATCGTTTGATTTAAAAGCCGCAGCAAAGGGTATTGCTTGGGCAGCAGCGAATGGTGCTGATGTCATTAACTTGAGTGCAAACTATAATGTAGATACAACATACAAAAATAGCATTCTAGAGATCGGTGATGGATTCTATCGTTCAACTGATCAACGTGGTCGTGATGGAAAAACTTATGAAACGAATGGGTATTCGTTCTTACAGACAGATTGGTTGCCAGAAGATATGAAAGCAGCGATGGAAGGTCATGAATCTGTTTTAGTTGCAGCCGCTGGTAATCAGGGTTTAGATTTTAGTACATTCCCTGCGCATTATGCAGTACTTGAAAACGATGATGGTACATTGGCATTAGACGGGCGTGTTATTGTAGCGGGTTCTTATGACTTGCGTAGTGAGCAAATTTCTAGATGGAGTAACAAGGCTGGTACTGTATGTTTTGATTATGATGAAACAGCAGACATGTGCAATACTGATCACCGTGTAAGTGATTACTTTTTGATGGCACCTGGCTCATATGTAGCATCTACTGATAGCAATGGGGAGTATCGTTTAAATACTGGTACATCAATGGCGGCACCTATGATCGCTGGTGCAGTCGCAGTGGTCAAGCAGATGTGGCCACACATGAAAGGTGAGAATCTTGCTAAGTTATTATTGAATACTGGTGATAAAGATATTCCTAATTATGATGTAAATGTTCACGGACAAGGGCTACTTGATTTGGCAGAAGCAACTACACCACAAGGTGTTGTTGGTATACCTACCACGGGTCGCGTAGAAGGTGGTAAGACTTCAGTTACGAATTCGGGCACTGCTAGTGTATCGGGTGTTAATATTTCAGCATTGTCATCAATGATGGTAGTTGATGATTATGATCGTGACTTCTATGTAAACGGCAATGATTTAATTCAAAGTATTGATACTCGTACAGTACATACAACTCATGCAGCACAAAGTGGTATAGCAGCAGATCAGTATGCAGGCTTCTCTACTGGTATTCGATTATCTGCACAGGGAATTGATTATAGTGTCAGTGATGAAGGTGCACATATTGCTACTACACTTAACGACATTACGATCGGTGCAGTAGTAGAGAGCAACACATTCTTAGGTAATTATGCAGATAGTATGCTGATCGATGTTAACGGTGCCAATACATTATACATGGGTTACAATAAAGAATATGAAACTAATGGTGTGACTTATTTCGGAGGTGCAAATATTGGTTTAACATCATTGAATGTTGGTGATAATGCAATGATGAAATCTGCAAGTTCATTAGTAAGTAACTCTGCCACACTTGGTGCTAAGTTTAAAACTGCACATGGTACATTCGGATTTGTTGCAGCACTACCAGTAGCGATCGCCCAAGGTGATGCTAAATTTGATGTAGCAGCATCGGTATCGTCAGTGGGTGATATTACCACGAACCATATGACAAGTTCATTGTCATCACAGACGCGTGAGTATAATCTTGGCATGTTCTATGATACCGCTATTACTGATAACGTAGACATTGAAATGTTTGCAGAAGCACGTAATAACTATACAGGTACAGCAGGATTACTTGCAATGGAAGCAGGTGTGACGTTAACTGGAACATTCTAAAATATAACAATAACAAATAGGGACGCAATGCGTCCCTTAGTCATGAGAAAGAAACAATGAATAATAAACAAGTAGTAGGATTCACCTGTAGTACATTTGATTTGCTACACTCTGGTCACATACAGATGTTACGTGATGCAAAAGAACACTGTGACTATTTAATATGTGGATTGCAAATTGATCCTACCATTGATAGATCAGAGAAGAACGCACCCATACAGACAGTGGTTGAACGATATAATCAGTTACAAGCAGTTAAGTACGTAGATGAAATCATTCCGTATGCGACTGAGGAAGACCTAAAAGATATACTAGAAATGTATAATATTAATGTCCGTATCTTAGGTGAAGAATATAGAAACAAAGAATTCACAGGCAAAGATATATGTAGTCGCCGTAGCATACAGTTATTTTTTAACAATCGTGATCATCGTTTTTCTAGCAGTGATTTACGTAAGCGTATAGCAGATAGTCAAAAGCACAAAGAAGAAATAAAATGAAACAAGAATATAGGGTATGGAATTACTTAGAATCGGAAATGACGATTGATGGAAATTGGGTGTCACATAACCATAAAATGTTTACAGCTAACAAGCGCACCAACCAGAATCATAGTTGTCGTGATATAATGCTTATGTTTCTTACCGACAATCAAGCACCTAGTAACTTCTTATTAGAGATGGGTGTGTCGTTACGTGTTGAACATACAAGAGATGATAACCTAAGAGAATCAAGATTTGCTATTATTGCAGAAATGACACCTAATGAAAATAGGTTGTGGGAAGAGCATCGTTTTTTACAGAAATTACAGGCGTAGGTAGAGGAATACATTATGAAGATAAAAATTGGCAAATATCCTGATCGTTGGATTAGCAGAGTACATACTAACCACATGGAAAAGAAGTATGGTTTCCTATGGGAAATGAACGACAAGGAACTGAACGACAAAGAGCCAGTTGTTCCTACACGGTTTGATAACTCAGTTGAGGTGCTTGAAGATTGCTTGCAAACTTTATACAACTGGTCAGTTAACTTGATAGCAGATCGTCAAACACAAACTGTAAAGGTTCATATTGATAAATGGGATACATGGAGCATGGATTCTACATTAGCCCCTATCATCCATCCAATGCTAATACAACTTAACGCAACCAATCATGGTGCACCTAATGTATCATTTACAGATGTGCCTAAAAGATTACGTCCGAGTAAGAAGCAAAGTAACGCATACAATGAAAAGGGCGATGTCGATGACAAGCACTTTGAACGTTGGGATTGGATCATGGGCGAAATGATTTGGGCATTTGAACAAAAGTTAGGCGATGATGGGTGGGAACAACAGTATTATAAATATGAAGATATTCCAGTAGATGAAAAATCAGAAGACTTTAGCGAAAGACTAGGTATTAAACTGGTGTGGGAAGACAATGAAGGTCGTGAGAAGCATCAAGCGAGAATGTCTAATGGGTTTAGATTGTTTGGGGTTTATTTTGAGTGCCTTTGGGATTAATATGAACAATGGGCGTATAGAAGCGATAATTATGAATAAAGAAAAAATAAAAGAATTGATGGTTATCACAGCAGAAGAATGTGGTGAATTGACGCAAGCATGTTGTAAGATATATCGCTGGGATATAGACAGCATATATGAAAATGGTTCAAACAAACAGCGATTACTTGAGGAAGCAGGTGATGTTATGGCGATGATTTCTATAATGGTTGATAATGATCTATTGACAGAACAAGAATTAAATGATAGAATAGATTATAAGAAACGAAAATTAAAAGAGTGGAGTAGTTTATTTGATGAAACTTAGATACAGTGAAGCATTCTATTCGCTTCAAGGTGAAGGTAAATTTGTAGGTGTGCCTAGTGTATTCTTGCGTACTTTCGGTTGCAATTTTCGCTGCAAATCATTTTCAATGTCGAGTGAAGAACGTGAATCTATCAAAGACGAACGATACAATCCAGAAGTAAAGAAATTGATTGATGATGGTGTACATATAAATGCTACGCTATTGGAAGACTTACCTATCATTCATACAGGCTGTGATACATACGCGAGTATCTACCCAGAGTTCAAGCACTTGATGTTTGATCGTACTGTAGATGAAGTAGTTGATCACTTGTTATCGCTTACGCCAAACGGTAAGTGGATGATGGATAATGGTCAAGATATTCACTTAGTGATTACTGGTGGCGAACCTTTATTGGCATGGCAACGTATGTATGTGGATATATTTGAACATCCTCGTATGAGTGATTTAAGAAATGTTACATTTGAAACAAACACAACTCAGTCATTACATGACGAGTTATTTGAATATCTAGATAATAAAGATACAATCACAGTAACGTGGAGTTGTTCACCTAAACTATTGGTTAGTGGCGAATCTCATGAAGATGCGATTAAGCCTGGTGTTGCTGTTCAGTATCGTCTAGTTACTGGTAATAATTTATATCTTAAATTTGTTGTATCTAATGCGGCAGATGTAGCAGAAGTAGATGAGGTAGTGACAGAGTATCGTAATTTTGGTATTGAATGTCCTGTATATCTTATGCCAATAGGTGGTCGCTCAGAAGAGTACGATTTATCAGTAAGAGATATTGCACAGTTGGCATTAGAAAAAGGTTATAGATTTAGCCCAAGATTGCACATAGATTTATATGGTAATAATTGGGGTACATAAATAGTACAAGCAATATAAAATGGAGATTTACAAAACAAATTATGAATAATTATATTTTTACAAGTGAAAGTGTTAGCGAAGGACATCCCGACAAAGTAGCAGATCAAATATCTGATGCGCTTGTTGATGCAGGATTTAAAGTCGGCAATGAAACCACACGTGTCGCAATTGAGACATTAGTTACTACCAATATGGTTACAGTTGCAGGAGAGGTTAAAAACTTCTTTGTAACAAATCAAGAAGTAGAGCAAATAATTCGTGATACGGTTCGTAGAATTGGTTATGAACAAGATGGTTTTCATTGGGAAGTTATAGAGATACATAATGTTATACATACGCAAAGTGATGATATTGCATTAGGCACAGATGACTTTGGTGCAGGTGATCAGGGCATCATGTTTGGTTACGCATGCAATGACAATGATGCATATCTACCAGCACCAATTTACTACGCACATGAAGTTCTAAAAGCATTACAGAGAGTAAAATCATCAGAATCAATTGATCCCATATTGGGACCAGATGCAAAGTCGCAAGTATCAGTAGAATACAAAGATGGCAAAGTATCGCGTATTGACCAAGTAGTTATTTCAACACAGCATAAAGAAGGTCGTTACATAGAAGCATGCATTCTTGCTAGGAATGCAGCAGAAATTGTATTGAAAGGTTTAATTGACAACGATACTGTGTGGCATATCAATCCTACGGGTAATTTTGTTATTGGAGGACCTGATGGCGATACTGGTGTTACTGGTCGTAAGATCATTGTAGATACATATGGTGGTTTTGCACCGCATGGTGGTGGTGCATTTAGTGGTAAAGATCCTACTAAGGTAGATCGTAGTGCAGCGTATATGGCACGATGGTTGGCAAAGAATGTAGTAGCAAGTAAGATGGCTACATGGTGTCAGATTCAATTGAGTTATGCTATTGGTGTTAAAGAGCCTACTAGTATCTACATTGATAGTGATGGTAGTAACAGTGAGATTGAGTCATTCATTCGTGATAATATTGATTTAACACCGAAGGCTATTATTGATAGGTTTGATTTATTTAACTTTACTGACTATAGCACCAACTGCGTGTATGGTCATTTTGGAAACAAAGATGTTCCGTGGGAAAAGATTGGTTGGGAATAGTTCCGACCAATAATATAAAAAGAGGTAGTAATGTTTAAAAGATTAAAAAAACTGTTAGGTTTTTCATCAGACAATTCTGGTGTAACGACTAAAGAGAAAGCAACCGCACGTAATGAACCGTATGTAAATGTGGTGAAAGTAAATATTGACAAAGATAATCCATCTGATGGATATTTTGAATTAGAATGGAATCAAGTATTCATTCGTCAATTGATGGATGCTGGTTATTCTGGTGATAATGAAGAAGCGATCATTGATCAATGGTTTACTGCCCTATGTGGTAGTGTATCAGAAGCAGAATATTAATATCAAAATCGCTTGACAACCCCATGATAATAATGTATAATCATTACATACAATTTAATCATAAAGAGAAGACAAGAAATGAGTAATACATATCTGTTAGTAGACGCGATGCATATGTTTCACCGCGCAAAGCACGTAGTACGTGGTGATGACATGAGCATGAAAATTGGCATGGCATTCCATATCATGTTCAATAGTATCAACAAAGTGTGGCGTGAGCAGAACGGTACACACGTGGTAATGTGCTTAGAGGGTCGCAGTTGGCGTAAAGACTTCTATGAGCCGTACAAGCGCAATCGTGCTGAACTACGTGCAAAGAAGTCGGTACAAGAACAACGTGACGATAGTGAGTTCTTTGAAGCATATGAACATTTTCAAGATTTCGTAACTAACAAAACAAATATGACTTGTCTTCGTCATGAAGAATGTGAGGCTGATGATTTTGTCGCTCGTTTTATTCAGAATCATCCCGATGATAAGCATGTAATTGTAAGTGGAGACTCAGATTTCTATCAATTACTCGCACCTAATGTTACTCAATATAATGGTATCACTGATAACTTAATCAAGTTAGATGGCATCGTGGATGGCAATGGTCGTCCTGTTAAAGACAAGAAGACTAATGAACAGAAGATGCCGGGTGATCCTAAATGGTTGTTGTTTGAAAAATGTGTACGTGGTGATACCGCAGACAACATCTTTAGTGCATATCCTGGTGTACGTAAGAAAGGTAGTAAGAATAAGATTGGTCTAGAAGAAGCATTTGCTGATAAAGAAACCCAAGGTTTCAATTGGAATAACTTTATGTTGCAGCGTTGGACAGATCATAATGGCGATGAACATCGTGTACTTGATGATTATACGCGCAATCTGGCATTAATTGATCTGACTGCACAACCTGATAATATTAAAGAAGCATTAGATACTTCTATTGTAGAACAAGTGCAGAAGCCCGCTATTGGTCAAGTGGGATTACATTTTATGAGATTCTGTGGTCAATGGGATCTTGAACGTATTGGACAAGATGCAACGACTCATGCTATCTATTTGACAGCAGCATATAAGTAGAATCCATTCTGTTAGGTGTTTCATTTTTGTATTTTACGCTAAATAAGTATATAATACAGAATAATGTATATATATGGAGACACTTAACAGAAATGGCAAGACCTAAACCTACAATAATAATAGAATACGTAGATAGAAATTACAACGCAGAACAGATATTGAGAGCAGAAGCGGTGTATGCAGTATACTATGACGGATCACCTATCAATCTAAGATCATTGAATACATTGATTGATTATCCAGGTCCGAAATATAAGAAGTCGAGTTTCCAAAATAGTGGTCATGCATTCAATCTATCTGATCGTATGAATAAATTATTTAAAACAGACTTATTTACAGTTGTTAAATTAATAGAAGGAGAAGTTATTACTCGTGGAAATGACAAGAGTTGAGTCAATTCAAACTCAAATAGTTACTACACTAAATAATATGTCTTCGGTTGAAATAACCACTGAAGACATCTTCTATAATAAATTTACAATTCGTTTAACCACTAATGGGAAAACTAGATTCATAAAACTATATGACAACTGGGAATTTCAATTAGAATCAAAAATCAAATCTGGACAACTCATTGATCTATTCAGAAAGATGAGTTATCCATATTATCTAAGCACTACTAAATTAATCCTGTTTTCAGAAGAAGATGCATTCATGGTAAAGTTAGCAGGCATAGATGGATGGTTAGAAGGAAAATCAACTTAACACAGCCCGATATGTACGGGCTTTTTTGTGGGCTAAATATATTATTAGTAATATTGGTGGTTAATTCATAAATAGAAGTAGTTAAGGAGAAGATATTTATTATGAACTTATTATATAAAATCGTATTTAAAATTACTTTAGTAGTATTATTAGGATTAGCACAATTTACTTCGGTTACATACGCATCAGTAATTGAAACAGAATCAACAAGTAACAGTACCGTTACAACCAATGGTACAAATACAACAACAGTAAAAAGTCCACCTCCGAGTGCAATCAGTCCTAGTATCAACGCTAGTAACAGTGATTTATGTACAGTGGGAATATCAGGTGCAGTGCAAACGCAGATACTAGGTATTAGTGGTGGAAGCACAGTGCGAGATATGAACTGTGAACGTTTAAAATTATCCAAAACAATATATGACATGGGCATGAAAGTTGCCGCAGTAAGTGTTATGTGTCAAGATACCAGAATATTCAATGCTATGAAAATGGCAGGAACACCTTGTCCATATTTGGGTACAATTGGCGCAGAGGCTCAGACGCAGTGGGATGATAATACAGAAATGCAACCAGCGCAAATAGAGGAAACCGAAAAAGATGATAAATTTAAAACAATTGGCGGCCTTCTTTTGTTTCTGCTTATTCTTCTCTAGTCTTGCACTAGCCGATACAACCAATGGGGACGGTAGTTACACTACTGATCCTATTACCTCCAAACCAGAAGACGGAATTATTACCAGTCAATGTCAGCCTGGACAAACCAGTGCCATGCAAATAAACAACACTGAAATAATGTTTGGTCAGTGTTACGATACGTTTGCTTTATCATATACCATCAATGATATGTTACGACAAGAAGGCATTAGTGTAGACAAAGTTCACTATAGTTGGAAATATCTAAACGGTTGTTACAATACAACTGACCCTGAAACTGGACACGCAAAGGATTGGTGTACTGACAATATTGGCAACCGCGTTGATCTAGAAACTGGTGAAATACTTGATACTGAATATGCAGAACAATTTGATTATATAACAGTAACCGTTGAAATTACAAATGCAGCAGGTGAGGTAATTGAAACACGGGTATACGACTATGATACTTGGTATGATTGGAAAAAGCCAAACTCATACAGTGAGAATGAAGAGTTTGATGCGGAAACTGGTGCATATTTTCAAGTAGAAGAAGATTTCATTCAGTTATATGATCATACTACGGGTGTTGGTAGTATATACACACCAGACAGTCTTGGTAGTGCTAATTTTAGAGTAGCAACCAAGGACGGAGCTGCATGGGAAGGACATTATGGTCCGGTGTTCAAAGACGGACAAATCTGGTTTACATATCGTGCTAACCCATGTGCGCAAACAGCATTATACGATCCAAGTTGTGATGGATACGCTGACGCATATGCAACCGCAGAATATGATAATAACTGTAGTGCAGACGCATTATATGATCCTGGTTGTCCAGGATATCAAGCGGCGTACAATCAACAACAGTACGACAACGCTTGTGCAGCAGATGCGACATACGATACAGGTTGTCCAGGATATGCCACAGCATATTATGACCAGCAATGCGAAGCAGATCCGTTGTACGATAGTGGATGCCCTGGATATGATAACGCACACTTTACTCAACAATGTGAGGCAGACCCATTATACGATAGTAGTTGCGATGGATATGCAAACGCATATTACAATCAACAATGTAGCGCAGATCCTTTATATGATAGCGGCTGTGCTGGGTATGATACTGCATATTACAATCAACAATGTAGCGCAGATCCTTTATATGATAGCGGCTGTGCTGGGTATGATACTGCATACTATAACTATCAATGTAATGCTGATCCTTTATATGACAGTGGATGTACGGGATATGATGCTGCATATTACAACTATCAATGCAATGCTGATCCTTTATATGACAGTGGATGTACAGGATATGATGCTGCATATTACAACTATCAATGCAATGCTGATCCTTTATATGACAGTGGATGTACAGGATATGATGCGGCTTATATGAGTCAGCAGTGTAGTGCTAATGCACTTTATGATAGCACATGTCCTGGTTACAATGCTGCATATTACAGTTATCAATGTAGTGCTGATCCGCTATATGATAGCGCATGTGATGGACATTTTGATGCACAATGTGATGCTAATACGTTATATAATGCACAATGTGTAGGATATGAAACAGCATACTTTAATCAACAATGCTCATATAATCCTCAATACGATAATCAATGCTCTGGTTATATAGCGCCTGTTGTAGCAGATGTTATCACAATAGAAGAAATTATTGCGGCACCGTTGCCACAGGCATTTATCATATTACCACAACCGTCGGCACCAGAACCCGCACCAGTTGAAATTATATCAGTGGTGGAAGTTGAAATAGAAATAATTCCTGAACTTGTTGAAGTAATAGAAGCGCAAGTTGAAGCAGAGATTGCGACTGAGATTGAAGCAGAATTAGAACCAGTGGAAGAAACAACAGAAGAAGTAACAGAAGAAGTAACTGATGAAACAACAGAAGAGGTTACAGAAGAGGTTACAGAAGAGGTTACAGAAGAGGTTACAGAAGAGGTTACAGAAGAGGTTACAGAAGAGGTTACAGAAGAGGTTACAGAAGAGGTAGTTGAAGAAATCAAGCCGATAGTTAAGGAGATCACCAAGGAAGAAAAGCAAAAAGCCAAAGTGAAGAAGATGAAAGAGATTATTAAAAACAAGTTAGCAAAACTAGCAATTGTAATGGGCCAAGCCCAATCATTGTCCGATCAGAAAGCATTACAAGCACAAATAAGTGCATTGATTAACTTTGTCCCAGGCTTTAGTGCGTACGGACAACGAGTAATACCCGGCACTGATTTTTACACATCGGGTGGTATTTACAAAGATAAAAAAGTCCCTGAGAACCAAAGAGGATTATTAAATGGTCTTGCAAGTCAAATACTTCATGAGAAGATGGTAGATGAACAATATAAGGATATGAATTAATGTTTAGTACAATATGTGGCATAGTCTTAACATTGCATATGGGACTTAATGAAGAATATCAATATAATTCTTTTCATCCATATTGTAAAGCAAAAACAGAAAGTAATGTAATAGCAGGAGCATATTACAACAGTGTTGATAGGGTAAGTTTATTTGTAGGATATGAATATGATATTAACTATCACACATCAATAGAACTAGGAGTAGCATCAGGATACGAATATGATGTTACACCAACAGTTAGGGTTAATTATAAAAACCTATTTTTAATGCCAGCACTGGACAACGGTAAAACAGGCTTGGCGATTGGCCTACAATATAATTTTTAAGGAGAGTAACAATGAGTGAGAAAACAACAGTAGAAGTAGGTGGAGTTAAGTTTACAGGTGGAAAGATATTCCTGTTACTAACAGTATTAAGCACAATGGGTGGTGCAGCGTGGGGTGGATTTGAATTCTACAACGACTATAGAAATATGAAGGCTAAGATTGAAAGTTATAAAGCACCCGATCTAAGTGGGTTTGACAAGGATTTAGCAGTACAGCGTGAAAGGTTCGCTATTGTTGATGCACACATGGAATTCGTCAGTAAAGAGATTGCATTATTTAAAGAAGAAATAGGCATGATCAAAGAAATTAATGATGAACATTATCAATCACTGAAGGATCTAAAACAAACTATGCGCGATGATATAAATCGTCAAGAAAAGATTATTGATAAAGTAGAAGATGAAGTGCAAAAAACCGAAGAAGATGTTCGTAAGTTAATCAGCATTGCAGATGGTAGATTTGAAAATAAACGAAGTCAACTACAGTCAGACTATGAACAGAAAGCAGATAGCATTCGTAAAGATACTGAGCGAAAGTTAAAAGAACTTGAGGCTAGGCTAAACAAGCGGTTACAACGCGCATTAGATAATCCGTTAGCACAGTAAGTGCTTGACATGTATAGATATTTAATGTATACTAGATAGATGACGATAGAGAGTGATACGCAATGAAGCAAAAGTTTAAAGAAGCATACATGGATACAGCGAAGCGATTCGCTGAATTGAGTCATGCGATAAGATTGAAAGTAGGATCAATCATTGTTAAAGATGATAGAATCATATCAATCGGATTCAATGGAACTCCCAAGAACTGGGATAATAATTGTGAACACCGAGAATATCAGAGTGCATCCTCGCGTAATTGGTTAGATGCAGAAGATAATATAGATCAGTGGCCATACGAAGATGATAAGGGTCGTTATCGTTTGACTACTAAGCAAGAGGTATTGCACGCAGAGATGAATGCGATTTCAAAGATTGCAAAAACTACTGAATCAGCAGACGGTGCAACAATGTTTGTAACGCATCAACCATGTATTCATTGTGCTAAGATCATATATCAATCTGGTATTACCGCAGTATATTATGGTGCTGAATATCGTGATCCAGCAGGTGTACGCTTTCTAGAAGAATGTGGTGTATTAGTCGAGAAAATTGAGGATAGTTCTTTATGAAGACAATAATTGTCGTAGGTCATGGTCATGGATTGGGATGAAATTAAACAAATAGGAAACAATATACATTGATGAATGAAATTACAATAGAGCAGATAGAAGAATTTGATGAGATGTATGGCGATGAGTTACCAAGTTATACACATGAGCCAATTAAATTTAAGTATTACTGGGACATGTATTTACAAGTAAAAAATAATGAATCAGAAATCAAATAAACTGTTGACAACGTATTAGATGTATAGTATAATTAATACATAAGTTAATTTTATAGGTAAATGATATGTCTACAGCAGTAGCAGAGAAGTTAGAAGTATGTCCTAAGATGTCAGCGACTGTACGTGAGCGCATGACTAAATCACGTGTTCGATTTCTATTAACTAAACCGTTCTATGGAACACTTGCATCACGATTAGTTCTTACTGAGGCTAATTATATGCCTACGGCTGCAACCGACGGGCGTCGTTTGTTGTACAATGTTGAGTTTGTAAATAAATTGTCAGATTCAGAACTTGACTTTTTGGTTGCTCACGAAGTATTACATTGTGTGTACGATCATATGGCGGCACGTGGTGATCGTAATCCTCAAGTATATAATGCTGCATGTGATTACAATATAAACCTCACACTAGTTGATAACAAGATTGGTACTATTATTGGTTCTGATAAATTAGATGGTGGTGAACCTTGTTATGATACTAAGTATCGTGATATGGGTAGTTATGAGATTTATGAAAAGTTGATGGAAGATTACGATGGAAAGAGTTACACTGTTAATGCAGACGGTACTATCACTGATGAAGATGGCAATGTAGTTGGCAATATTAGTGGCATGGACGTTCATTTAGAGCCTTCACAAGGTGATGAAAATGGCAATGATGCTAACGGGAACCCAGTTGATGGTATGTCAGCAGATGAACGTAAGGCATTACAAGATGAAATCAAGCAAGCAGTGATCAATGCAGCACAATCAGCGGGCGACGAAGTACCTGATGATATCAAGCGAATGATTGGTGAATTGACATCGCCTAAGATGGATTGGCGTGATGTGTTGCGCACTCAATTGGAAAGTTCATTGAAGCGTGATTTCACATTCATGCGTCCTAGTAAGCGTTCTGGTGAGGTTATCTTCCCAGGCATGTCACGAGATGAAGAATTGAAAGTGACAGTTGCTATCGATACATCTGGTAGTATTAGTACAGAGATGTTGCGTGACTTCGTAAGTGAAGTGCAAGGTATCATGGATCAGTATCAAGATTACGAGGTGACTATGATGCAGTTTGACACTGGTGTATATGGTGTTGAAGTATTTACCGCAGACGGCGGCGAGGATATCTCTGAGTATGATATTCGCGGTGGTGGTGGTACAGAATTCGATGCAGTATGGAATTACATGAAAGAAAACGACATGGAGCCTGATCAGTTAATTATGTTCACTGATGGTTATCCATTTGGTTCATGGGGTGATGAAGATTATTGTGATACATTGTTTGTAATTCACGGTGATACTGAGCATCGCATTGAATCACCATTTGGAGTTACAATTCATTATGATGCATAATGTAAAGATTATAAATAATGCAGGCAGTCTAAGTGAAAGTGACTTAGTACTGCTTGCAGGAACAGATATTATTCTGTCGATGTTGCGAAATCGTATACTTATTCTAGTTGAAAAGAAACAAGTATGTGATTGGAGCAGATTAACAGAAGATATGACGGGATTGTACTATATTAGAACAATCGATCACAATAGTAATTTATTTCAATTATGGTTTGAGACTCCAGTAGACTTGACCCAGTTTGAAAAGAATTTAGCAATGGCGAAGATCGCCGGAAATGTTTACGAATAGTAATCATCATTTATCTGTAATAATATAGATAAATAAACATAGTAGTTAATTAAATAAAGGAAGTAAAATGACTGAAGCAACACAAGAAGTACCAACACTAACATTGCAGGACTTAACATTGACAGCGAATATTATCGATTTGTCAGTACAACGTGGCGCATTTAAAGGCGCAGAAGCAGAACAAGTTGGACAAATGTTCAATCGTTTAGTTGCGATTATCAAATCAATTGCACCACCAACTGACGAATCTGCTACGGAAACAGAAGGCGAGGTTTAATCTCATGTCTACAAATAATCTAAAACATGTAGGTCAATTGATCAACACACAACGTAGATGTGTTATCATGTTTCGTGAAATTCCAGATGATGAAAGTAATTGTCTAGTAGTGGACACCGATGCATTGGTAGATTGGATGCACGATGATGTTATTAATGCAGTAGAATCTCCTGGCGCTCAAGCATCAGTGGATTTCTCTGAATTTGCACAGCGTAGAGTAATGACAGATGGCACTAACATGCTGCAATCATTGCACGCAAAAGGTTTTTTGCAAAAGCAAAAAGCGTCAAATGTGATGATGACACCAAATCGTGAAACTCAGATCCGTTTAGACGAATTGAATAAAATCATTCGCGAGCAGTCTGGACAGGACACCATTCATAAGCAACCTGTTGAAACTCCTGAGTCACTGTCAACTCCGTCAACCGAGTCGACTGGCAATGAAGTTATCGATGATATTGCGATTGCATCTAACATGATTGCACAAGCAAAGCAATTTGAAGAGGAAGCAGCAACATTGCGTGAAAATGCATATGCATTGTCTCCTGAACTGAAACCAAAACGTGGTCGACCGGCTGCTAAAAAGACAGCAACTGCGTAAATTAGATTATGACTGGGAGTAATAATAATGAACGATGAGCCTACCGCATTTATATTTGATGTAGATGGCACACTTACTCCCAGTCGTTCTTTAATTGACCCAGTATTCGAAGCATGGTTTGTGGATTTTTGTACTCATAATGATGTATATATTGTCACTGGAAGTGATCGTACAAAAACATTAGAGCAAATACACGGTACATTATATGATCTTATAGTTAAAGTATATCAATGTAGTGGTAATAATGTGTGGATCAAAGATGTAGAAATCGAATGCAATGAATGGGTACTTGGTGACGAAGAGAGAGAATTCCTAAACGCTAAATTAGAGGAATCTGAATTTAGTATTAAGACAGGAATGCATATTGAAGATCGTCCAGGAATGGCGAATTTCAGTATAGTGGGTAGAGGTGCAACAGTGGAAGATCGCGCAGCCTATGTAGAATATGAATTTGTACATAAAGAGCGTAAACTAATTGCTGAAGCGTTCAACTTTAAATTTAAAGAGTCTGGGATAACTGCACATGTTGCAGGTGAGACGGGTCTTGATATACTACCCAATGGGAAAGACAAAGGTCAGATCATTCATGATTTTGACGAACAAACTATTTATTTCTTTGGTGATAGGATGGAAGAAGGTGGCAATGATGCTCCTCTTAAACAAGCCATCATTGGCAGAAGAAACACAAGTGATAAGTGCTTTACAGTAGAGGGATGGGAACATACATGGAATCTACTACAGGAACTATCTAAGCAAGGATTATGTTATTAAATAGCATAAATATAATTAGAATACTTACAATTTACAAGTACACTTGGAATAAATAAATCATGGCAATTGAACAAAACGATAGATCATTTAGTAAGATTTTTGATGAGATCGACATACAAACTATACCTCCCAAATATATACAAGCAATCATCCTTACATTAGTAGGTGGTGAGAAGATAGAAATATCAGATGAAATGCTAGATTCTATTACATCGGCAGAAGATGTATTCGCAGGAATCGAGCGAGAAGATGTCATGAACGTTGATATTGCTCTTGATTATGAAGCAATCGAATATGATGTAAGCACCGATGTGAAGAGCGTGCTAGACGGTCTATTCGGCAATCATGACTGATAGTGCAACCAGAATATGGATGTGCGGTATACCCGGATCTAAATGGTCTGGAATAGATATGCATATGCGTCAAGTGTTACCATGTGATCAGACTGATGAATCAGATGAACGCACATGTTATCATAGAGCGTATTCACCAACCGATACTAACAACGGACATCGTGGTAGTTATTGGGGACCAGGAATGGGATGTGGTGAAGATTGGATAGACTTCAATTTTATGGATAAATCAAAAATAATCAACGACATAGATACAGTATTCACTGGTACTGGTTACAAAATAATAAAAGATCATTTCTTGGCTAGACAATTTAATCTAGATTACGTGTGGAATAATTTTTCTGGTGATTATATAGTTCTTGTATATAGAGAACCACAGAAATCATTTGCATGGTGGTCAGAAGTTATGGATTTTGGCGAGGGACATTATCCAGATTATGCGCCTGGATATACTGATTATAATACAATGAGAAAGTTGCTGTGGACTGAATCTGCAAAGATAACAGACTTCGCAGTTCGTAAAGATATGAATTTCTCACTATATAACAATCAAGCATTCCAATCAATTGATGGATTTGCTTGGAAAACGGCTAATAAACTTGACATTATGACCAATGACACATATATATCTGTAAAGCGAATACCATAATGTCAAGTCCGTTTAAAACACCTTGGCACTTTGATAAATTTCGCACAGATGAAGAAGGTGAGTATGTTAAGATTGTTGGAATAGTCAATGGTGACTGGACAACAGAGATAGATCATGCTCGTTCAAAAGACTTCAATGTTCAAAATTATAATGAACAGCGTTATGAACATGCTGCTAACAAAAAAAGTAAAAACCATATAGAAGAAGATAAAGAGAATCCTGATGGTAAACCTGGATCTACTATGTTTCGTAAAATTAATTACGATAAGTTCCCTAGCGAGTTCCCAAAATTAAATGCGATCACAGATTTATTACAACTTGATAAAGATGAAAAGTTAACATGTAAGTTCAATGAGCAGTTCCCTAACGATCAACTTATGTGGCATATTGATAACTTGCCGGGAAACCCACGTAAAGAGCGTGTGATAGATAATCCCGAATTCAAGCATTCAAACGACAATAAAATACGCTTCTTGATCACATTAGAAGATTGGGAACCAGGACAAGTCTTTCAGTTTGGTAATAGAGTATACACCCAATGGAAAGCAGGTACTATATTTACATGGGAATGGAGTACATTGCCTCATTTAACATGGAATGGTAGTTGGTCAAAGCGTCCTTGTTTACAGATCACAGGTACAGCAACACCATCAACATGGGATATTGTGCGTAACGGTAATGCAGATACCATCTATAACATATAAATAAAAGAGTGTCATAAATCGACACAAAGGAAACTAAAATGACAGAAAAGAAATTACCATCAGATACGTTTTGTATTCTACCTTGGATACATTTGAGTACTCGCCCAGACGGCAGTATGAGAGTATGTTGTACAGCAAATGCAAGTAGTGTTGGTGCAACAAATGATAAAGTTCACGGTGGGCGAGTTGGCATTGTTAAGACAGATGATGGTAAGCCTGCAAACCTAAACAACAGTGACTTGTCTAGTGCATGGAACAATAGTTACATGCGTGGTGTACGTCAACAAATGCTTGCAGGAGAAAAGCCTGCTAGTTGTTTGAAATGTTACAAAGAAGAAGATGCAGGACATCGATCTAAGCGACAGTGGGAAACCCAGTACTGGATGCGTGATGGAATTGATGTTGATGAACTTGTTAAAGAAACATATGAAGACGGTTCAACTGATTCAAAACTACGATACATTGATATCCGTATGGGTACTAAATGCCAACTTGGTTGCGTTATGTGTAGTCCACACGATTCATCAGGATGGGTAAAAGATTGGAATAAGTTGTATCCACAGATTACCAATGAGTCACTAAAAGAAACAATGTCTTGGGATGATAAAGGCAAGCAGTTTGGTGCTAATTATAACTGGCATAAAAACAACCCACAGTTTTGGGAACAATTTTATGCTCAAATTCCATTCATGCGTCAACTATACTTTGCAGGCGGCGAATCGACGGTTATCGAAGAGCATTATGAAATCCTAGATAAAGTTATTGAAATGGGTTATGCATCTCAGATTGAGTTGCGTTACAACAGTAATGGCATTGAATTGCCTGATCGTCTACTAGAGCAATGGAAGCATTTCCAAAAGGTACGTTTCCATTATAGTATTGACAGTATTGGTGAAATGAATGATTATATTCGTTACCCAAGTGAATGGTCACATCAACTTGCAATGTTTGAGCGTCTTGATACACAGACTTCTAACAACGTAGAGATTACAATCGCGTGTGCAGTTAACGCACTAAACATTCACTACATTCCAGACTTCCTTAAATGGAAACTGCAATCAGACTTGAAGAAGACAAACATGTGGCCCTTTGGCGCTGGTGGTATTAACTATCACTTTGTATACTGGCCAGGACATTTGAATGTCAAGGTATTGCCAGATGAGTTCTTAGACAAAACCGAAGCGAAGTATGAAGAGTTCATTGCATGGTGGAAAGAGAATTGGGAACTAGGTGTTCCAAGTTGGCACAAGGGTAAAGTAGATTATCAGAAATGGGAAGATGCTGAATATGGCATCAAGCGTTTACGTGGTATGATTAGTTTTGCTCGTAGTGAAGATTGGAGTCAGCGATTACCAGAGTTTAGAGAATACATTAACAAACTAGACGAGATGCGCGGCACCGATTTCAGAAAAACATTTGCAGACATGGCTTACTTATTAGACGAGCCTACAGAGGACAATGATAGTGACTGATGTAATACCAGTATTAATTGCGTTAGAAGTGGAATTGCCCTATGAATTACCGACACCATATGTTAAAATAGTAACAGGTGTCGGTAAGATCAAAGCGACAATGGCAGCAATGGAAGCAGTATTTAAGTACAATCCTCATACCATTATCAATATGGGTACTGCGGGCAGTTTAGATCCTGATTTAGCACTAGGTGTACATGAAGTTAGTACCGTAGGTCAACGAGATATGGATGCATCGCCTTTAGGTTGGAAAGTAGGACAGACTCCGTTCACTGGTGAATTATGGATAGATCTAAAACTTAGTGGTGTTTCATTGACTAGTGGTGATAACTTTGTCACAAGTCAGCCACCATTGAGTAGTACACTGGTTGATATGGAAGCATATGGTATTGCAATGGTATGCAAAAAGTATAAAGTTATCTTTGATTGCTATAAGTACGTATCAGACTTTGCAGATGAAGATTCAACTACAGACTGGGAACAGAATTGCTCCGATGGTGCAAATGAATTCATGAAAATATTATCAAATCGTAGCGAGTAAATAATGTTAGATGTTGTCATGTTGGCGTATGGTGAACCAAACGCTGATCAAAATTTCAAAAGAATACAGAAATTAGCACCCAATGCGAAGAGGGTAGATAATGTCGTCGGGATTTTAGAGGCACATCAAGCAGCAGCAAAATTGGCAACTACTGATAATTTTTATGTAGTAGATGCTGACGCGGTGTTATCTGAGCATTTTAATTTCTCATTCACACCTGATATCATTAAAGAATCGTATCCGGGTGTGAATGAATCAAGTTGTGTATTCGTATGGCAGAGTGTTAATGCAGTCAATGGATTGATTTATGGTTATGGTGGAGTAAAGTTATTCCCTAGACATAAGTTATTGAATGCGAAATCATTTCAGATAGATATGACCACAACAATAGATGCACCATTAGTAGTGAAGCAACAAATATCTAATATAACCGAATTCAATACAGATGAATTCAGTACATGGCGCAGTGCATTCCGTGAGTGTACAAAACTAGCATCTAACCCCACTCCAGATATGGATGATCGATACAGATTAGATGTATGGTGTACTCGTGGAGATAGCAGTGCCCATGGAAAATATGCTATAATGGGTGCTAGACAAGGACGAGAGTTCGGTGCATTTTACAAAAATGATAAGAAAACTCTAGATAAAATAAACGATTTCACTTGGTTAACCACTACATTTGACAAGTCATCAGTGCATACAATAGATCAGCATCACCCAATTCATTTATCATGGTTTCATGGACTAGAAGAATATTTTACATTGTCATCCGTAGAATCATACTATGCAGTATTTATTAAACTAAAGAATGCACTGGTATACGGTGATAACTGGGGCATTCGCGATCTTATTTTAGAAGAAGTAAATATAGGTAAGAATGAAGACACTGAACTTTATGTTAATGTAATACTTCAATCATTATTAATAGATGATTATGTAATACCAGATCATCAAGTATTGGAATATATTAATCGCAATATTAATGATAATTTTATATATGGATTGATGAAATTGTCTGACCCATCGCATGGTAATATTGATCTAGTAGATTTTATCACACGTGATTCGATGATAGGCAAGTCTTGGATGATTGAAGAATTAAGTAAGACAACGTTGGAACCATCTGATGTTGTAATATTGGGTGGTAACATATGCACCCATTCATCTATGTTAATTAATAATTATGAAACAATTGAATCTATACTTAGTGTGGATATAGATCATAAGACAACAGAGTATGCTCGTTTGTTAAATCATATAGCAGAATCTGACGAATTATTCAGTGCACAAACCAATGATGTATCTGATATAATATGGGATGAATCATCTCTGCCTGATTTATTGATAAACACTAGTTGCGCACATATGGATGATACATGGTTTGACAATATACCAGATACTGATGATACTTTGATAGTAATACAGACAAATGATTTTTCAGATAATATGAACTGCGTTAAAGATCTGTCTACCGCCATGACTAAATACCAAATGAAAGAAGTATTATTTAGTGGTGAACAAAGCACACAGTTATATAATAGATTTATGATTATAGGAATCAAGTAATGAACGATGACGATATAAAGAACAATGACACAGATAATGGGTTTTGCGCACTGCCATTTGTACAATATAGTACATTCAATGGGGGTCGTTATCGATTATGTTGTATGGCAAAGGAACCTAGTGAACTTATTAATCAAGAAGAACTAGGCATAGATGGAACATGGAATCATGATTACATTCGTAGTGTTCGTGAGCGTATGGCTACGGGCGAATGGCTACCAGAGTGTATAGAATGTAAAAGATTAGAACGTAACGATATTATAAGTTCTCGTCAATGGGAAAACTATTCATGGAAAGATCAGGTTCCAGATATTGTAGCATTAGCAAGTGCAAATGATTGGAATATAGAACAGCCTCTACAATTTGATTTTAGATTAGGTAATTTGTGTAATCTACAATGTCAGATGTGTAACAAAGAAGCATCGCATTTAGTAAGTGTTGAGCGTGCCAATATGATTGCAACAGATTTGGGTCCCAAATCTCCTAACTTAGATAGATATGATTGGGACAATAATATTGCTAATAAAAAGAAAGCGATAATTCAGCCTGGCATCGATTGGGATAGTTTTGATAAGATGCTGCCATATGCACAGACGATTAAAATGATTGGCGGCGAACCAACTGTTGTATCTGATATGTTCAAGTTGCTAGACAGAGCAACTGAATCCGGATACGCAAAAAATATTACATTATCGTTCTACACGAACATCACCAATATGCAAGATAGATGGTTGAAGCAATTTAGTCAGTTTAAGCAAGTTGTTGTAAATTGCTCATTAGAGGGCATGGGTGATATGAATGATTATTTACGTCCGCCATCGCAGTGGGATTCAGTATGGGAAAATTTTGATAAGTTAGTAAAGTATTCAAATACATCAGAAGGAAAGAACATTCGTGTACGTGTCACTACGGTGAATCAAGTAACAAACGCGTTGCATTTGGTTCCATTCTGGAGATTTATGCACGATTATCAACAGACTAATGACCGTACCATCGGCATGAGTACGAATCAATTGGTAGAACCTGAATATTACTCAATGGCGCATAGTCCCCAATGGTTGCGTGATGAACAGAAATCACAGATACTAGAATTTTTAGAAGAGATAAAAGATAGTCCTCATTATGAAGATTATTCACGTCCGTTAATGGAAGCATTGCATTTTGGCGAAGATCCAGAAACCAAGTATGATCGTGGATTTATGAGGGATTATGTTCAAGTAACAGAAAACTATGATAAGCATCGCGGACATGATGTGATGTCAGTAGCACCTGAATTTAGCCGAATTAAATCAGATTTAGAACTTGACAAGTAAGGAAATAAATGACATCAACTAATATGGAATATTTAACTGAGATAGATTTTGCATTAACCACATATTGTCAAGCACGATGTAGAAGTTGTGCTAGAACGAATCAATATACTGGTGAAAAAGAAGATTGGTTAGAACTCAAGCATATGAATCTAGATGTGTTTAAACGAACTCTTGCAGCATCTACTAATATAAAGTATAATATAATTGAGTTTTGTGGCGAGTTGGGCGATCCCATGATGCATCCACAAGTTGACAAATTTATAGAAACTGCATTAGAATATGCACCATCAATATTAATATCAACAAATGGTGCGCTTAGAAATGCAAACTGGTATAAGACGATAGCAGAAAAATACACAGACGATGTCTTTATAAATTGGGCAATTGATGGAGCAACACATGACACCAATTGGAAGTATAGAGAAGGTGTTGATTTTAATAAAGCTTTTGAAAATATGAAAACTCACACTCAATCAGGTGGGGATGGTGAATGGCGATATTTAATATTTGAGTGGAATTGGCATGAAATACCGCTAGCACGTCAAATGGCAAAAGAGATTGGAATTAAAATTATTTTTTGCTTCAATAATAGAGATTTTGGATTAATAACACCAGATTCTAGATTGGATGCAGAAAAATTATTAATAGGAGTGAGTCCAGATGACATCAAAGGGTAAATATAATATTGAATGTCAATCATTCGAAGCTCTAAATGAATTTACTAACCTCCCTGTAAGAAAATGGGAAGTAACACCAGAAGGAAGAGTGTGGCCATGTTGTTATTTTGCAAATGCATGGGATAGACGACATATGATGAGGGCAGATGAATTGGGTCCCGATGAAGATTCTAGTGAAGAAGATTTTCATAATGTAAATGGTGAATCAGCAGAATTATTGAATGATGCTAGAATGATGACTATAATAAATGAAGATCCTGATTGGAATAGTTTAGAACATCACTCTATAGAAGAAATCATAGCGCACGAAGTATTCCACAGTTACATCTGGACTGAAGGATGGAATAGCGATAATCCTGCGATATTGTGTGTTAATAATTGTAATAAGTGTTGACAAGTAAGCCGTATTGTTGTATAATAGTTATATAAGTTAATAAAGCGCAAGGAAATGAATATGTTAAATTTTTTAGAGACTACTGTTTTGCCAATGACACGTGTTATTGAAGCGAGCGGCTATTTTGAAATATTGTTATTATGTTTATTGCCAATCATGCTGATTGGTAGTGCGGTATTATTTAAGAAAGGTGAATTATAATGGCTAGATTTAGTGAGTTTAAGCATTGGGTACAATCCATGTGGTATGATCATAAGCGCGAAAAGATTGAGTGGGAAGGTAGTCCACCAGATTACGGTTTTCGTACGTGGGTTAACATGAACAAATGGTTCATCAAGCGTATGTGGAAAGCACGTAACGAAGAATCATAAGTTTATATTAGACAGAACTGTAACGTATATCTGACCTTGTTCTAGACAAAAGGGTTTGGGTTGTAGCGCAGTCTGGGAGAAGCGTCTATCCTCGGTGATGTAGCATTAGATTAATTACCTAATACCCTGCATTACATAGATAGAAGGTCGTGGGTTCGAATCCCTCCAACTCCGTTAGAGTTTTGTCTAATATAAATATAGTTTAACTAAGCGTAGGGAAAAGTAATGATTGTAGCACTAGCACTAATTGGGGCATTGTTCACAGTAGACAATGCAGAGTTTTTAAATCAGGTAGAGAAGAATAAAGCAGATGGTATGTCGTGGCATTACATTGGGTCAACTGCACCAAATGCAAATGATCCGTACATTGCTGCAATTAACAAAGAAACGGGTGAAGAAACTGTTTACTTTAAGATGTTACAGGACTAAATGTAACTAAGTATTTAATTGAAAATAAGTGTTGACAAGAACGAAATAGTCTGTTACACTTATTACATAGGTTTGAGAAGCGTAACTAAGCATTTTGAACCGAAAAAGATAAATAGAATCATAAGAAATAAAGTTAAAATAAGTGTTGACAAGATAGAAATAGTCTGTTATACTTATAACATAAACAGTTAAAGATAACTGTAATAAACAAGAGAACGAAACGATGTTAAACACATTCTGTAATTTACATAGTAAACTAGATAGTCAACGCTGGTATCAGCCGGAGATTATGAATGTGCCCGCGAGTTTCTTAGACGAGGATGATGGATTATATTAAGCCATTAAATCCAATAAATTTCTAAGAAACCCGCCAAGCGAAAGCAAAGCGGGTTTTTTTATGACAGTGTAAAAGTAGAAGCGGAACGAGGTCGCTGAGATTACACTTTAAATAATATCTCTAAAATGGCGTGTTGTAGGATTGAAAGTTCTAGTTAGAATGAGTAAAATTATGACAGTATATTTTTATACTAAAAAGCATTCATAGAGTGTTTTTCAGTATAATGCTCGGTTAGCTCAAAGGTAGAGCCATCGCTCGATAAGCGATAGACGAAGGATCGTTACCTTCACTGAGTACCATTTTAAAATTGGAGATTCACTGCCATAAGTGTGAACTATAAAATTACGGATTGTTAGCATAGTGGCTTAATGCAGCACCTTCATACGGTGAAGATCAATGGTTCAAATCCATTACAATCCACCACAAGTTTTACAGGGTATAGCTGAGTTTGGTTTAGCACGGGCCTTGGATGCCTGAGACGAGGGTTCAAGTCCTTCTTCCCTGACCATTAGAGATAGTGTATATCTCGTGTCTTTTATTAGATATAAAAATACAATTTAATACTCTTGCCAGTGGAACTGGCAGTTGGGTTTCGACCCCGACTTGCGAATGTTCGATTCATTCCAGGAGTGCCAAATTTACTATGCTGGCTGCCGTCTACGTTTCCGGAAACTGACGTTAAATATTGAGGTTCAACTCCTCGGATACATTAAGGAAGGCTTGGTGTATCGCGTTACAGGCAACGTAAGGGTTCGACTCCCAAATAGTAAACCGCTTTGATGGTGATCGTAGCATAACTGGCAAATGCCCAAGGTTGTGAACCTTGTAGATCCGGGATCATACCCCGGCGATCACACCACTTATTTTATGGAAGATGATCTAGTCTGGGACTAGGATGACTTGCTAAGTCAATCGGCTCGAAAGGGTTTGGGATCGTAACCTACTTCTTCCGCCACTTTTAGCGCGGTTGCCAGAGTAGCCAACGGAGCGGCTTGCAAACCCGTACAACCATCGGTGCAAATCCGATACCGCGCTCCAATTTTAAGTTCCGTTCGTCTATCGGTTAGGACATACGGGAAGAATTACATCCCCATAGATTACGTTGGTTAAATCACTAGACTTTCACTCTAGCGAACCGGGATCGTCGCCCGGTGGGGATACCATTTTTGTCTTATAGTTTAATATGGCATTTGGGTATGACGATACTCAAGAATAGAATCTTGCAATCAGCGAGAGATACAGGTATTGCATAATCCTGTTAAGACAAATTATTTTTAATGCATCGGTAGTGTCAATGGAAACACGCGAGATTCCAAACTTCGTATTCTAGGTTCAAGTCCTAGTCGGTGTGCCACATTAAGGTAGTTAAGCAGTTGAGAACCATATCGTGAAACCTACGGGGGAGTTGGTATTGGAACAAATAGTTCGCTGCTCAAGAGGGTGTTGACCTCTACTGCCACCCTTTTTATCTTGTTGCTTAATTAAAGCAGTGGAATCCCTCATACATCGTCAATGCTATGAGAATGATGTTTCCATGCATGTAGGTGCAAATCCTACCAAGATAAATTATTTTTAAGCAGGATACGACTCATGGTGAGACAGCGGATTGTAAATCCGTAGCGTGTAATGCGCAAGTAGGTTCAATTCCTTCATCCTGCACCACTTTTAAGCCGCAGTGACCCAAATAGGTAGAGGTGCTGGTTTTAGAAACCAGATGTTGTAGGTTCGATCCCTACTTGCGGTACCAACATAAATACAACCATATATAGGAGAAACCATATAATGGCAATTACATTATCTAAAGAAGCATCAGAGCGCATATCAGATTACATGATCAACAGAGGACCTACGTACGGTGTACGTGTAGGTGTAAGAACAACAGGTTGTTCTGGTCTTGCATACATAGTAGAGTTTGTCGATAATATTGACGAGAATGATACAGTCTTTGTATCAAATGAAATAAGTATTGTAGTAGATCCTAAAGGTTTAACATACCTTGACGGTACTGAGTTGGATTATGGACGTGATGGACTCAACGAAGGATTCAGATTTAATAATCCAAACGCAAAAGACGAATGCGGTTGTGGCGAAAGTTTCACTGTATAATATTTTATTAAATAAGTGTTGACAAGAGAAGTATAATGCGTTACAATAGCACAACGTTTTGAGAAAGACATAAAGTTTTTTGATAAATAAATAAGAAGTTTATGCTGACGTATTTCAAGTCACTAATTTAGAAATAGTTTAAAATAGTTTAAAATAGTAGTTGACAATAGTTAATAAGTTTGATATAATAGTAGAACAAGTTGAGAGATCAACACGCTCTTTAAAAATAGTTTGTTTTAATATGTATTATTGTTGATGAAAGTAGGGCTTGATGTTGGAAGTAGAACCATTAAGGTGTCTGACGATAGTTAACAATAATATATTTTAAAATGAATTAAAATAGTTATTGACATTGTTATGAAACTTTGTTATACTATTAAAGTGTTCTTTTGTATACACATTAGGTAGATACTGATTTTAGTAGGTATGGTGATTCGTGCTGAACGTTGAAGGGAATCGCTAAATGACAAGGGACTTGCTGTGTGGGATTAATCATCCCTGTCGTAGACAAGCGGTTGTTAAATAATGTGTATGCAAAAGTGTATTTTAATATATGCTATTGGGTAGAGCCAGATCGTAGTAAGCATAAGGGTGCGTGCTGAAATTTGAAGGGAATCGCTGAACGACAATAGGTTTAATGTATACAGACTAATCCCTGTATATTGGAACCAACGATAGTTAAACGATAGTATATTTTAAAGTTTATTTTAAATAAAGTTTAATTCCTGAATAGCTCAGTTGGTAGAGCAGTAGACTGTTAATCTATTTGTCGTTGGTTCGAGCCCAACTTCAGGAGCCATTTTCATAGTTAGTTTATTCCTTCTTACAGGATATCCTGAGAAGATACGAAGAAAACTGATAGCATCACATCTGAAACAATGACGATGTGGTGCGGTTGCGCCCGATTAGTTAAGTGGTATAACAATTGCCTTGTAAGCATTAGTTGGTGGTTCGATTCCATCATTGGGCACCATTTTTTAAAGTAGTATTAAGTAGTTACCCTAGCGGCTCATAAGAGAGAGTCGGTTCATTGCATATAGTTACAGTTATGTGTAGTCAGCGAAATGTGCATCTGTAAGTGCATGTAGACTCGGCTAACTTCTTAATATTATTTTTGCTGACGTAGCTCACTCGGGAGAGCGCGACCCTGTCAAGGTCGAGGTAGTGGGATCGAAACCCATCGTTGGCGCCACATTTAAGATCAAATTTCTTGACCAGAAGTTTGAAACAACGTTTTATAGAGAGTTGGCAGAGTGGTCGAATGCACTGGTCTTGAAAACCAGCAAGGGTTCATAGCCCTTCGAGAGTTCGAACCTCTCACTCTCTGCCATTTTAGATAGTGCTAAATAGATAGTTCGTCAGATGATGTAACTATTTTATAGGAATAAACCATGTATAATATAATTTGTCCCATTAGCATAATGGATAGTGCAGTGGATTTCTACTCCATAGATCAGGGTTCGACTCCTTGATGGGACACCAATTTTAAAGAGCGTACAGTATCATCGCTTGTCAAGTAGATACTCAGGTAACATCAGGCATAGCCCCTCATGATGTTATTAGGTGAGGGGGTGAGACAAGCACATTTTTATATCATCATTTGCCAATTGGTAAGGTTAGGCGAAGTAGTCGTTACTGGTTCGATTCCAGTTGGTGATACCAATTTTAATGCGGGATGCTAAGGTATGCACTCCGGGCTCATAACCCGCGAGGTTGAGTTTCGATTACTCTTTCCGCTACCACATTAGGGCCTATAGCTTAGTTGGTTTAAAGCAGACGACTCATAATCGTAAGATCCTTGGTTCAAGTCCAAGTAGGCCCACCACTATAATTTATTTTTGTATAAGATTTGTCTTATACATTTACAGAAATCGCTTCTGTTATCGTGACATACAACGACAACGATAGCGTTACACTCGTAACAAATACATGTTAATTATGCGAGTTGACGATAACAGAGGCGGCGCTATTCGCGAGTATCGTATAATGGTTATTACGGGAGGTTTCCAACCTTTTGATGTCAGTTCGATTCTGACTACTCGCTCCAATATGTAAGAAGTAAAGAACATGCCTTGGTGGTGGAATTAGGTATACACATCAGATTTAAAATCTGACGACTTCGGTCATGCGGGTTCAAGTCCCGCTCAAGGCACCAAAATTAAAATAGAAGATGTAATATGAATAGTTTGTTTGAATACACAGAAGCAGTAGAAGAGTGCAAAGGTTCGTTAGAAGGTGATGGTGATAATAAGTTATTTACCGAAGCAGAGCGTGTTCTATCTACTGAAATAAACAACGAAGAAAAGATATTAAAGCATCCGATATTACATGAAGCGTTTGATCGCATCGTAGAGCAACATGTACCAAATCAATCAACTGCATTTTTATCATTATGCACTGCTACTCGTCCTTATAACAAGAGCAAGAAGTGGAAAGGATTCATCAACAAGTTTGGTGGTAAGGTAGATATGATAGTTGTATCTAATGGTGGTATGATGCCACAACAGTTTTGGAAAAGTTGGCCCTATTTGAATTACGATGGGGGTGATCATTATGATGTTAAAATGTATCAAGATATTATGCATGAACGATTATTGAAGTTTTTTAGGAAGCACAATTACAGTAATGTTATTGCAAACTTTAGACCTAATTTAATCAATCATCAACCAGCACATGATGCGCTTTCTATTCTGAAAGAAGAAGGTAGCATTGGTGATTATATTGTAATGCCTAATCAGGAGTTGTATGATAAGGCACAGTCATTAGGTTGGCGACCACCACAAGGTCAAGGTGATATGTTCCCTGATTTAACCAATACGATACTGAGTGCATTAACTGCTCAAGTGGAAGAATTCGGGTATGATGAAGATTTATTTACTGTTCATGAAAAATTAAAGTACAATAAGTAGGTTATTTTTATAGTATAAATAATACTATAGACAGGGAGAAAGATATTGTTCAAGGGAATATATAATCTTTTTAAGCAGAAAGAAGAGCCTATAGCAGAGATGATTGAAATCCCTGTTAAAAACCCAGAATTACCTCATATTGTGTTTATACACGGTGCTGGATGTAGTCATCGCAGTTGGAATTATATATTAGCAAAACTTAACCCTACCCGTTACACTATGTTAGAGTATTCGGTAGATGATAAGTTTTATACTAATCTAAATAAACTGTCGACTATTGTTGGTCAAATACATGATAGGGATTTATTTATAATATCTCATTCTATGGGTGGTATATATGCATTGCATTTATGTCAGAGTTTTAGTCATAGAGTAATTGGTTCAATATCTATCGCGACTCCGTTTGCGGGATCGAGAACAGCAGATTTTGTAAAATATGTATATCCATCGTATATATTGTTTCGAGATGTTGGAGTAAGAAGTGCGCCTATTATGAGGTGTCATGATATTACAATCAATGTACCTTGGACACAGATAGTTACGACAGATGGGCATGTACCGTGGCATAAGGGTGAGAACGATGGTGTTGTGACGGTAGAAAGTCAGCGTCATCGTAAAGATATAGATTATGTAGAAATACATGTAACCCACCATGAAGCGTTGGTGAGTGATGAAGCATTAGATATTATAAAAGAAAAATTAGATATCAAAAACGCTTGACAGAACACGTTACATAGTGTATAATAATTTATTAGATAAATAAAGTAGTAAGTATGAAGTGGTTACATAATCGTGGGGATATAGCTCAGTTGGGAGAGCGACTGCCTTGCACGCAGTAGGTCGTAGGTTCGATCCCTATTATCTCCACCATTATGTGACTATTAGTCTAATAAATAAAGTAGCAAGTATGAAGTACAATGGGGATATAGCTCAGTTGGGAGAGCGACTGCCTTGCACGCAGTAGGTCGTAGGTTCGATCCCTATTATCTCCACCATTTTAAAATTAAAGAGATATCAAATTTCTTTAAAAGCCGACATAGCTCAGACGGTAGAGCAACTGACTTGTAATCAGTAGGTCCCGAGTTCGACTCTTGGTGTCGGCACCAAATAATCAGACTCCCTTCGGGGAGTTTTTTGTTTCTGCAATAAATACAATTATGAAAATTTATAAGAATAATCCGAATGTATGACATTAAAACAATAGAATTGGAATTAGCAACTGTGTGCAATGCATATTGTCCCGTATGTATTCGCTATGATGCAAGAGACGAAGGTTTATTTTTAAACCCCAAAGCCAATCTTAATCAATTGATAGATCTAGATACTATCGACAAATGTTTTAAATCAGACAAAATACCCGATGACGTAGAAGTGAGTCTAGTTGGTACTTCTGGCGATCCACTTGCTCATCCTAAAATTTTAGATATTATCAAATTGATATTACATCATAAGTCGCATGCAACATTTAATATCCATACTAATGGTGGACTTAGATCAACAAAATTATTCGCTGAACTTGCACATATATTAGGAGATGGCGATAGGTTTTGTTTTAGTTTAGATGGGTTAGCAGATACCAACCATATATATCGAATAGGGGTTGACTTCAAGAAAGTAATATCTAATATGACTGCATTCATTGAAGCGGGCGGCACACCAATTTGGCAATTTGTGATATTTGATTGGAACAAACATCAGATAGAAGAATGTAGAAAATATGCATTTGATTTAGGCTGTAGAGCATTTGAGTCTCGCGAAAATGTCAATCCCGGGCTTATAGATGTCGCCATCGCATCTGCAAATAAGCAGATAGTTAATGCTGTATCTCCATCGTTTTATTCTGATAGTATGGTCGAGTCTGATGATTATGATTACATAGACGATGCGTGTATTCAAGAACAAGGAATATTCATGGCACCAGATGGTAAAGTATATCCTTGTTGTATGTTCTATGCGGAACGTGCGGGTCCAGGTTCTACATTGGTGTACGATACCATGTATAAGAAGTTTGGATATGATTGGAATGATTTAACTATATATTCACTAGATCAGATTCTAGATCATGCTTGGTGGGATGAACTACATACCAGCATAGTTAAAAGTCCATGTGTTACATGCATCAATAACTGTGGTGCTGTTCGTGATGAACGTAGTAATTCTGACATAAACGAAAAGGCATATCAAAATATTTCAAGGACATTAATATGACAGTACCATTATTCAATAAGACATTCAAATTATTTGTATTTAAGGGTGATAACGAAGTAAGTATATCACTTAGAATCACCGATAAATGTTGTAGATCATTCATGATGCCATTAGAAGATTTCACGTATATCATTAACAATTGGCGCACAGGTGTTGATGGTAGAAACATAGATGGTAATCGTTGGTGGTGGGAATACAGAGATTGTGGTCCGAGACCAGAAATAGCCCCAGCAGATTTTGTATCTATTAGTGTACATGGATGGAACTGGCGCGTTACGGTAGCAGAGATGGAAGAGTTAGAAAGTGCATTTAATTTTCAGTTAATCAATAAAAATCATTGGGATTAACTAAATAAGTGTATGGGAAAAATAATAAAATCAATTAGTCTAACACAACTCGTATTTACGTTGATATTTTTATCTATGTTTACGGCTATTGGCTTAAATATATATCTATATGTGAAGTTACATCAAGCATGGCCATTAGAACATTTCAATGGTAATATAGAAACTCCTGTTGATATATCGGTTGATAAAACGATTGTTGCATCTGGTACATTTAATCGTCGTGTGGCATGTGAAATGTATAATTTCAGTTTGCAGTTACGAAATGTAGACACGAGAGATATAATTATATTAAATCCCGAACATTTAGCAACGGCACCTACCACTACGATGTCACCAGCGAAAGATATAGATGTTAATTTTTCGCTACATATTCCAAGTAATCTATATGTTGGATTTTGGACACCTACATTCACTGGGCACTATATCTGTAAAAGCGGTATGTTCACACAAAATAAGACTCAGCGCATCGTCGTTGATTCATTCGAAGTAATCAAATCTAAATAATCAAAAATAGGTAATATATGAACTTATTAAAAAATATTGAATTGAAAGAAATTCAATCTACTGGTAGACCAGTGATTTTTAAGCACCCATCATTAATCGCCAACTTTCCTGACAGACTAGACAAAGCAAAAACACTATTTGATCAGATGACAGTACCAATGTGTGAAAAATATAATAAATTTGATTTTGAAGATGAACATTTCAGAACAGATCATTGGGAAGACGAAGAAGTACCTGATAAGATCTACGCACATCGCTATGGTGGTCCTGCATTCAGTTATGACATAGATACTATGGTAGGTCCTCAAGATTGGGAAGGTGATGGCGATGCTACCAAAGTAGGCGATCATGTGCTAAGACGTAAGATTTATCTGTATGATTGGACACGCGAGCGTATGAAAGATGGCAACATACAACCAACCGCAGAAATGGAATATTTCTTGGACTTGCTTGATGTAGTTAAACCTATATTAGAACATTATAACAAAGAATGTTTATCAGATCAAACAGATAAAGTTAAGTTTTATCTTATTAAGATGATGTTGATCGAGTATAGCACACCGTGTGCGACAGATGATAATGTAGTAGAGCATAGGAAATTTAACACTGATCGTTTCGGTCCGTCTCATTGCGATGAAGCATTGTTGGGATTGCACGTTGGTGAGAGTATTAAAGAAATACAGACACGAAACCATGTTACTGGTGAATGGACTTATTTACCAGATAATGAGACATCACTTCTATTGTTTGGCGAAGATGCTGCAAAGAGTGACTGGGACCCGACCTATCATCGTATGATTCACAATCCAAATGGTGGGTCATCAGATTCACGTTATGTGATTCTAATAGATTATCAAGCACGTTACAAAAATAATGATTAAGTGTTGACAAACAGCCACTTAGTTGATATAATAGTTCATAACCTAAATCGGAGTAGTAAATAATATGTTAGTACCAACAGTAGTAGAATCAACAGGACGTGGAGAACGCGCTTATGATATTTATAGTCGCTTGCTTCGTGATCGGATTATTATGCTCAATGGAGAAGTAAACGATCACACCGCAAACCTAATCGTAGCACAGATGTTATTTTTGGAATCAGAAAATCCATCAGAAGACATCAATTTTTACATCAATAGTGGCGGTGGTTCTGTCACCGCTGGACTTAGTATCTATGATACTATGCAGTATATCAATTCACCAGTGTCTACCATCGTAATGGGACAAGCGTGTTCAATGGGATCATTGTTATCGCAAGCGGGCGCTCCAGGAAAGCGATTTGTTTTACCTAACAGTCGTACTATGATTCATCGTGTTAGTTCGGGCACTCAGGGTACACGTGGTAGTATTCATGTACAAGAACTTGAGTTTGAAGATGCAAAGCGACATATGGATGAGTCAGTTAATTTGAACAATCGTCTTACGCAGTTGTATGTAGATCATAGCAGCAAAGGAAAATCATTTGATGAGTTTTATGCTACTATGAAGCACGACACTTTCATGTCAGCACCAGAAGCAGTTGAATTTGGTCTTGCTGATAAAGTGATTGCTAAGATCTAGATTGATCAGAAGTTGGACAGTCAGTTCAACTTCATTTAGTCCCGCCAATGATAAATATGTATATCAGTCATATTATTGTGACATTAATATAAAAGGAATTTAATCAATGACGTACAGACACGACAACAAAGATCCCAATATGAGTGGATCACAAAAAGCATTAAAATATGACGTAGATGGTGAACCATCATTGCGCGTAAGCATTAAGGAGACTTCTAATTTGGTTACGCCTGTTGGCTCAAACAAGCCATACTTGCTAGAAGTAGCACAGGGATTAATTCCAGGATACGGTTGCAACCACAAGTTTGGTGCAGTGCCCTCTATGAGTAATAACACCCAAGGTAGTGTATGGGATGTTTCTGACACAGTATACCCATTTAACGCATTTGGTGCTGGTAGTGTTATCAACGTTGAACGTACTAATGCAGCAGATGTAGGTAGTGTAATTAGAATGCAAGGCTTAGATGTAAACTTTAATTTCATCGAAGAAGACATCCCACTTAATGCGAGAGACCAAGTAGGCACACTGGTATTCATTAGATTAAACAGAGCGTTCATGGTTACTGATGGTGGATCAAACATTGGCGACATTAATTTTGAAATTGGGGTACCAGGCGGTGTAACGATTGCTCGTATAACAGAAGGTTATGGACAGACGCTTATGGCAGTGTACACAGTGCCTGCAGGCGTAACAGCATATTTACTTAATATTTCTGCTACTGCATCAGATGACGCAGATGCCACAATCTCACTATTAAAACGTGAGGCTTCTAGTGACGTTTTTAGAATAATGACAACATTTGAATTACAAAAACGTGGCGGCGGATTTACACAAGAGTTCCCTTGTGCACTAACGATCGCAGAAATGACAGACATTGATTTGAGAGTTATTTCACGTGCACGTGACAAGCGTTTCACGGGAACATTTGATATGCTATTAGTAGATAATGTATAAATAAGTATATGAGATTACATAATTTATTTGAAAACAACAAACCAATATTAGATGAGGGTCCAAAAGATCCTCATATCTTTAAATCAGTATTTCTTGCGGGCGGACCAGGTTCTGGTAAAAGTTTTGTAGCAGGTAAATTACTTAAAGGCGGCGGTCTTAAAGTAGTTAATTCTGATGATATTTACGAATACTTAATGAAACAGCAGAACTTAGAAATGGACCCAGAGACTATTTTTAGTCCTCAAGGTCAAGCAATTCGTGATAAAGCGAAAGGTCTAACAGGCATCCGTCAAGGCGGATTTCTAGATGGTCGTTTAGGTCTTGTTGTAGACGGAACTGGTAAAGATACTGGTAAAGTAAAAAAGGAAAGTGATAAACTACGTGATTTAGGTTATGATACGATGATGGTATTCGTTAATACTAGTTTAGAAGTAGCACAAGCGCGAAATCAAGCACGATCTAGAAAACTTGCACCAGAAGTAGTTGAGGCGATGTGGAATAAAGTTCAACAGAACATAATGAAATTCCAGCAAATCTTTGGCTCGGCGAACTTCCATGTTATTGATAATTCTGGTGGATTAGAAGACCCAGATAGAGCAGAGAATTTCGATACCGTATATAAAGAAATACAAAAGTTTATTAATACACCACCATCAAGTCATATTGCTAAAAAATGGCTAGATAATAATAAATAATTCTATAACATATTAAACCATCTTATAACTAAGAACTCATGTATTGCTAAATATAGATATATGGGTTTTTTTATGCCTGTAACATAATAAGAGGAACACATATCATGTATACATATCGTGTTAAATTAGTAAGAGTAATAGACGGTGACACCATTGATGCAGAAATCGATCTAGGCTTCAATGTGGTGATGAGACAGCGAATTAGATTGTACGGTATAGCGACACCAGCGACTCACACAAAAGATTTAGAAGAAAAAGAGCGTGGTCTAGCATCAAAGCAGCGCCTGACCGAACTATTACCAAAAGAGTTTACTGTTGAAACAATATTAAACAAGCGTGGAAAGATTGGTAGAATAATGGGCATCGTGTATGTAGAAGAATATGATACGTCTATCAATATCAATGATGTAATGGTTGAAGAAGGTCACGCAATTAGGTATAATAAGTAGAGGATAAATTATGAGATATTTTGGTATTTGGACAGTTTTTGTAGCATTAACTATTAGCGTAGTAGCAGCGTATTATTCAATCATTGGACTAGTTGCTATATTCGCCGCATCAATGGTTCCTGTCATAATCATGGGCAGTGTATTAGAAGTAGGCAAAATAACAACCGCAGTATGGTTACATAAGTACTGGGATAAAGCAACATTCTTGATGAAATCTTATTTAACTATTGCTGTACTGTTACTCATGTTTATTACTAGTATGGGTATTTTTGGTTTCCTATCTAAAGCACATATTGAACAGACAGCAATGGCTGGTGAAGGTGTAGCACAATTGGAACGTGTGGAAGCAGATATTGCACGAAATCAATCAGTTATCGCTCGTGCAGATGATAAGATGATCAAACTAGAATCATCAGATGAAACAATAGATACCAATATTCAAACAAAGATTGCGACAGAAGAAAATCGTATCGCAGGGAAGTCACAGAGATTACAAACAGCAATAGCAGAACAAACAGCAGCGATAGAGTTAGCAGTTGCACCGTATATGACACAGCAACAAGCAGCAGACAATGCACTCGCATTAATGAATGGGTTTGTTCAGAATAATGAAATTAAGAAGATACAAGGATTAATTGGCGAAGTACAAGATGGTTCATATGGAACAAAGACTGCCAATGGAGTGAAGGAATATAGAAATAACCTACTTGATGAACGTGCGACAGCATTGTCTATTGTCAATGAATTACGAGCAGATACCAGAACTGAAATCGCTAGACTACGTGCAAATTTTGAACAACAGGTAGAATCATCGAATGCACTGATTAGTCGAATGACAACTGAACTTAGCGTAGTTGAACGTGTAGACACAGAAGCAGACATAACTGCATTGCAATTGAAAATTAAGAATTCAGAAGAATCACTTGACAAACTCTATGAAACAAAGTATACTATAGAGACTAAAAGCAGAAAGTTAGAAGCCGAAGTAGGACCTGTTAAATACATAGCAGCATTAATATATGGTGATGATCCTACTAAAGACACATTGGAAGATGCTGTACGATGGATTATTATGATACTTGTAGTTGTGTTTGATCCGTTAGCCGTTGTATTAGTAATTGCGGGCATTTCTATTCTTGAGCAAAAGAAAGTGAACGTAGTACGCGATGATCAGGCTGAATACGATAGAGCAAGAGTACAGCGTATGGTTGATAATACACCTCATAAAGAAGTGGTGGTTGAGCCAATTGAAGTTGCTGAAAAAGAAACTTCAAAAGTAGAAACAGAATTAGAGCGTGAGATTCGTGAATTAAATGAACAACGTGAATTAAATGAATCAAGTCGTAGCATACAAAAAGAAGCAAATCAGCAAGCATTATTGCTTGTTAAAGATATATCAAATCGCATGATTCAAAGCGGAAGCAATATCACATGTATCAGTGATGTAATAGCATCAGACGATACAGGAACCCTGAAGCAGTTATTAGAGGGTGCTGATAAAGACACATTGAATGATGTACAAACTATTATAGCAAACACAATTAATCAAATACAGGAAAGTAAATGAAGCAAGACAACAGTAGTTATACAATAACAAATCCTGATCTATTTTTAACAAATGATGGGATTTCTGTATTAATCACGAGTACTAACAAAGAATTCATTGACGAAGTAAAATTAATAGTAGAGCATCACATTGAACATAGTATTGTGTTTAATGTGCAGCCTTCTAGCACCACCGAAACAGGTGTTCCCTGGATGTGGTATGTGAGTCGTGCAGTTGACATTATGTTTGTTGATTTAGACACATGTGCTTGGGTAGACATTTGTACTGCATTGACAAAAGAACAGGATGATAATCATGTTGTTGTGTTTTTTAGTGACAGGAACAAAAAACGCGATGCTATTAAATTGATAAATGCAACGAGTAAGTATATTATACTGAAAGATATTAAAGAGATCAGTGCATACATGGAAACACATGTTCAACTGTCTGCTCCTTTATGACAGAAATGTTAAAATGCGCATTTTGTCATAAGACACAAAAGCAAGTTTCTAAGTTACTTGCTGGCATAGACGAGCACATTTATATTTGTAATAAATGTGTTCATTTGTCGCACAGCATTTTAGAGAAAGAAGATAAAACAAAAACACTCAAAGATAAGAAACGTAAGTTACGTGATATTTTTGATACTGTCCCACCTAAACAAGTCCATGAATATTTAAACGAACATGTGATTGGTCAAGAAAAAGTTAAGAAAGGAATTAGTGTAGCAATATACAATCATTGTAAGCGAATCTTTAATGACACCACTGTAAAAGTACAAAAATCAAATGTATTACTATTGGGTCCTACAGGTGTTGGTAAAACACTTATTGCACAAACGCTAGCAAGTTCAATGGATGTGCCATTCGTCATTACAGATGCAACTACGATTACTGAAAGTGGTTATGCTGGAGATGATGCAGAAGTATTGATACATAAGTTATTCCAAAATTCTGATTATGATATTGCACGAACCGAGATTGGTATCATCTACGTAGATGAGATAGACAAGAAAGCCAAGCGTAATGACATGGTAAGTTTAAGTCGTGATGTATCAGGCGAAGGTGTTCAACAAAGTTTACTGAAACTCATGGAAGGCACCACCATCGCAGTACCTAATAAACATGATAGATCTCCTGAAAAAATAGATATAAATACAGAGAACATCTTATTCATTGTGGGCGGTGCTTTTATTGGATTAGAGAAAGTAGTTGAGCAGCGTCTAGGTAAATCAAAAATAGGATTTACTGGAAAAATGGCAAGCAAAGATTATAATTGGGAAGATGAACTTGAAACGAGTGATCTAGTTCAATATGGTCTAATACCAGAATTCTTAGGAAGATTACCATCAGTTAATGTATTACATGAATTATCTAAAGATGATTTGGTGCGTGTGTTGACTGAACCGAAAAATAGTATTGTAAAGCAATATCAAGCATTATTTGAATTAGATAATGTTAGTTTAGAATTTAAGCCATCTGCATTAAGAGCAATCGCAGAGACTTCTATTAAGCAAGATCTAGGTGCAAGGGGATTACGCAAAATAATCGACAATGCACTCATTGATACACAATATGAATTACCCGATCTTGTAAGACAGGGCGTTCAGAAGATTATTATTAGTGAAGAAACTATAACTAGAGGAACAACACCACACATGATCAAAGGATCCATAAGTGAAAAATAAAAAACCAATGTTGATGTTTAATCAATTCATAACATTTCGTGAAGTACGTGTCAATTTTGAAGACGGCGAAAGTAAAGTACTAAATACAGTAGAGGCATTATCTATCGCAGAAGGTAGAGGACTGGATTTGATTGTTATCAATGAAATTGCAGTTCCACCAGTATGTAAGATTGCTGATAAAAATAAGTTTTTGTATGAACAGAAACAAAAACAAAAAGACACTGCAAAAAAGGCAAGAGCCAGTACAGTAGAACATAAAGAAATCCGTATGGGTTTGAATATCGAAGAAAATGATATTACTGTTAAATCTAATAAGATTAAAACATTATTGGAAAAGAAATGCAGAGTTACTATTACCGTGACCTTGAAGGGTCGTGAACGAAGTAAGCAACATATAGCACGTGAACTAATCCAATCTATTGCAGATCGATTAGGTGTTGAGTTGGAATTATTCGGTGCAAGTGGTAATAGAGTTAGTGCGAAAATAAAAGGTTAAGAATGGCATATAATAGAAATGAGCGTCAAGGTTTGACGGTTGCAGTATACAATGATAACATCGAACAAGCGTTGCGTAAATTTAAGAAGAAGATGACCACAGACGGTAAACTTCAAGAAGTAAAGGATCGTGCAGAATTTACACCAAAATTTGAAAAGCGTAAAGCATCACAAGCAGCAGCAAAGGCACGATTGCGCAAGCAATTGGCACAAGAGAATAATGTTACTAAAAAGCGTTTATTCTAAATAGACAACTGGTAACTTTACACTAACAAAGGAGCATTAAATGCTCCTTTTTGCTTGCTTTATTATTAATTCCGTAGTATAATATATGTTAACCAATAAAGGAAATACCAATGACACAATCATCAGCATCAACATCATCCGAACTAACACACACACGACTACGTGGCCCATCAAAGTATAATGTTATCTTTTTAAATGATGACGCAACCTCTATGGAATTTGTTATTTCGGTACTAACTGCTATCTTTCATAAAGATGCAACAGAAGCACAAGAAGTAGCAACACACATTCACGAGAAAGGGAAAGCAATCGCTGGAACCTATATCTACGAAGTTGCAGAACAAAAAGTAACCGAGACTGTATCTAATGCCCGAACCGCAGGGTTTCCACTGTCATTGACATTGGAAGAAGTTGAATAAAAGAATAATACAATAGGAAACAATCATGACCACTATGACTTCGATCTCTGAAATTGTCTCATTTTATAATATACTAATAGGACCTGTGACAACGTTTGAAGGGTTGCAAGGACGCATGTTATCAAAAATTGAACAGTCTGATGATGAAATTAAATTTTACTTAACTGACACTAATTATGTGCGTATGTACCACCAGCAAGATTGCTGTGAGTCAGTATATATCGAGGATATCGTAGGTGACTTAGACGACTTGGTAGGCACTCAATTATTGTTAGTTGAGGAAGTGCAAAACTATGAACCATCTAATGAAACAACGTATGACTCAACCGAAGATCATTATGAACCAGAGAGTGAAACTTGGACATATTACCGTTTTAACACTGAAAAAGGTGATGTATCTATTCGTTGGTGTGGAAGCAGTAATGGTTATTACTCAGAAAGTGTAGATATTGAAGTTATCGACGAAAAAACACTTGACAAGTAAGAAGCCTTGGTATATAATAGTTATATAAGTTAATTAAAGCAAGGAAGTTATTATGGGTATGTTAGTCAGTGTTTATCGTAGTAATAAATTAGTCGATTGTACAAATGGCGGAGTATCTGCTAAGTTAGACCGATTCATCGTAGCGAATGTTGAAGGACCGTTTATGTCAGAACCGACTGCAACAGATGTGTTGGTTCTTGTACAAGGTCCGTTAGATAGTGCACGTTTAATTCCAGCAGTATATAATGACTCAACTGATGCGTGGGAACCTATTAATAAGGCACTAGGTGAATGGGTAATGTTTGGTGGCAATTACGCTGGTACATCTGATTCACGATTCTGTGAGGCTACTAGTTTTCTCACTGGTGGTACACGACTTGATATTGTTAAAGTATTTGATAGGATTGAGGCTTTTTAATGGAACAATCATTTAAGAAAGCAGTATGTTATGCATTTCATGGCGAATCTGATGACGCTATTCTTGAAAGCGGATTCGTTGGCGATTTGATAGAAGTACATGAGTACGCACTAATGCTTGCTGAAAAACTTTATGAAACAGATTATGATTTGCTTGAAGTATACGACTTTGTATATGCATGGTCTAAAAACGACGACATTAAATTTCCTTGGGAAACGTAATCAATTACATTAAACCCTTGACAAGTAAGGCTTATTGTTATATAATATTTATATAATTTAATCAAAAGGAAGTTATCATGGAATTATCAAACGCAGATCTTTTATCATATGTAATGGTTTCAGCAATTCTTACGTATGCACTGTTTTGGATGCCTTATGTTATCATCAAGTCGATGTCGGCAAAGTGGAAACAAATCACTCAAGGAAAAGTAACAGAATAATGTACATTTTAACTCAAGGAATCATTTAATGCAACCGTTTGAACTATTGGATAGGTTTGAACTGATGTACCCTAACAACAGTAAGTTATCAGATCTGCGTAGGGCATACATTGACAAAGATCTAAGTAGTATCTTTCGATTACTACCAGCAGGACATAACGACTTACGTAAGGCAGTGATAGAACAAAACTTACATAGTATCTTTCGATTACTACCAGAAAAACATGAAGACTTACGTAAGGCGGTGATAGAACAAAACTTACATAGTATCTTTCGTTTGCTACCAGCAGAGCATGAAGAACTAGGCAGAGCAGTGATAGAACAAAACTTGCATAGTATCTTTCGATTACTACCAAATGTTAGTAATGATGATCTTGAAGACTTACGTAAGGCAGTGATAGAACAAAACTTGCATAGTATCTTTCGTTTGCTACCAGACGAGCATGAAGAACTAGGTAGAGCAGCAATAGAACAAAACTTACATAGTATCTTTAGACTAGTAGACGATGAAGACTTGCGTAGAGCAGTGATAGAACAAAACTTGCATAGTATCTTTAGACTAGTAGATGATGAAGAATTACGCAAACTACTATTAGAAGATAATATTTGGAAGTTATGGCCTGTACTATCTAGATACACTGATACACAGTTCGTTGAAGCATTCAAAAACTTCTTTGTCAATGATACTGAGATATGGGATGATTGTTTCGCAAGAGGACAGTTAGAAAGTAAACTATGGTTAGTGCGTGAATTGCAACAATGTAATATACCACTAGGCACTGTGTTTATTTGTGCGGGCTGGTATGCAACTATCGCTACTATGTTGTTTGAGAGCGACATGGAAATAGATAAGATTCGCAGTTTTGATATTGATACTACTTGTGCAGAAATCGCAGAAGTGTTTAATAAGCCTTGGGTAGTAGATGGATGGAAGTTTAAAGCGGCTTACAAAGATATACACGATATTGATTTCACAGGAAAAACACCCTATAGTGTTTATAAATCAAATGGCGAAGAGCAATTGTTATGTGATAGTCCAGACACTGTTATAAACACAAGTTGTGAGCATATTGATAACTTTGAAGCATGGTATTCCAAGATACCAGATGGTAAATTGGTGATATTACAAAGTAATAACTTCTATGAAGTGGATGAACACGTAAATTGTGTTGCAGATGTTGATGAATTTATTGACACTGCGCCTATGAGTACTGTATTGTACAGTGGAGAATTAGAGTTGCCTAAGTATACTAGGTTTATGATAATTGGATATAAGTAAATTAATCAATAATATTGGAGAGTAACATGGATGACAAACATTTAATATGGGGTACTATTGTACTGTTTATTGCATTTTGGGGTGAGCCTGACTTGCTTGATAGTGCGATTTCTTATTTAACCTATGCATCTGGCGGTAGGTAGTATGGACGAGTTAAAGAATGCAGGTGATGTGGTAGAGAGAGCATTATTACATGCATACCAGCAGTCGAGTCATAACATGGAGTCTACTATGCAAATAGACGCAATGTACCCACAAACTATTTATAATAGTGATGGTGTATCAGTTCAAAGATATACTGTCGTGGCTTCTACATTATCTGCATCTGGTAATACCACAGTGGTATGCTTTGGTATGGTTTTACAGTATGTTATTACAACTCCTAATACCAAATTTTATGAAGACTTAAAAGATAATATATTGGTGCTGGATCAAGATGTTGCAGGATGGTTATATAATGATTGATCTAATGCAAGCGAATCCGCGATTAACTATTGTTTTACTTGCTACAATTGTATATGCATTGGCTTACTGGATGGGACGAAATTCTTGTCAAAGTATGATTGCCGATGCGGTGCAAGCATCTGTTGCAGTCTCAATAAAAATAACAACAGAAACGGTAGTCAATGAACTTATTGATGCTGGTTATATTTGCTGTCGTGAGGAAGAAGAAGATGGTGAGATTGTATCTTACATGATTACATATGAAGAATATATTGCTTCAAATCCTCAAACTAAATAATACTATGACAAGACTAGCAAAAGATAGTGTCGCACAAGATGACATTAAAGTAACCATTTTCAATCCAACCGATATTACTGAAATAGCAGATACAGACGAATTATATAATGCGTTTGAATCTGGTTGGCCCGTGGTCATATCTGGATTAAAGATCCCTGGCATTGATTACGATTATTATAACGATTTGCCAGATTGGGTAATCGAAGATAATAAATGGATTGCACCTTGGTATCCAAGTGATATTCGTAAACGAGATAGGTTACGCAACGAGCGAGATTGGTCAGAAGAACAGATTGATGAATTCGCACAGCAACACAAAGAATCAAATAAAGCATGGAATAATTTCTTTGCTGAGTTGATGCCTCGTTATGCAAATGCAACGGGTAAAAGTGTTAGTCACCGATACAATATGTTAGTTGAAAACAATTTACACTTCGACGAACTAGACCAAGAGCATACTGGACAAGAACAACAGATTCGTGTATTGACTAACATGGATAAACAACGCTGTCGTATTACTGCGGTAGGTCCTAACATAGAACAATTGTATAATAAATACTATGATGAATTTAAGTTATGGGAATTAGATAAAGAAGACCCGCACGCATTCATTACAGAAATGCGCAATCGTTGTATTTGGAACGATAAAAATTGGTCACATTTCCACCACCCATTGCATTATATAACATGTGATCCAGGTGATATTTGGTTACTCAATGCACAGTGGGTATCACATCAAATTGTATTCGGAGCAAAGTTACAAGTATTCGAAGCAGATATTCAGAAAGAACACATGCTAAACCCAGAGTTGGTTATGGCAGAACGTATTAAAAATTTATAAGGAATAACATATGAACGCAGTTAACGCTTGGACAGAGTTTCAACCATTGAAGAAAGTAGTATTGGGTGCACCATTCCCAGAAACTGCATTTGATTGGCACGAAGATGAAGAGACACGAGACACTATGCGACAAATCTTCCGTGAAACAGCCGAAGATATTGAAGTATTAGCACAACTATTAGAAGCACGTGGAATTGAAGTGGTACGTCCCAAGAACATCTTTACAATCACTGGTGAAGAACAGATTCAATTACCGTGGGCTCATTGTGCGTTTCCGAACCATCCATTAATGCCGCGCGATACGTTGATGCCATATGGTCATTCAATTTTTGAATGCTTTACAGGCGGTGACAATCGTTACTTTGAAAACCTAGCATACTATGATCACGTAGTAGAATGGTTTAAACAAGGTGCTGATTGGATTTCAATGCCTGGCTGCATGGTAGAAACTGGTAAAGGATATGATGAATACGTAGCAGAGCAGCGTGTACTGTATCATGCTGCAAATATGATCAAGTGTGGTGATACTATCTTATTCAGTCAACCATACGAAGGTGACAACAAGCGTGGACGTGGTACGAATTTGGGCAAGGAATGGATGCAAAGAGAAATCAAACAGCGTTATCCTGATACTAAATTTATTGATATTCCAATTGGTGGTCACATAGATGGTAAGATTGCATTATTGAAGCCGGGTGTTCTTATGACGTGGAACAAAGCATGGGTCCCAGAAGAATTCAAGAATTGGACAATCATTGAAGTAGAAGATGATTTTGACATGCCAGCAGATTTTCAAAATACACGTAAGCGTAGATACTATAAAGAGTATGTACAGAAGTGGTTAAGTCATTGGGTAGGTTATGCAGACGAGTCTGTATTTGATGTTAATGTATTATCATTGGATGAAAAGACGGTAATCTGTACAGGTAAAAACGATGCAGCATTTGCTGAAATGGAAGCAAACGGAATTGAACCAATTGTTTGGCGATTCCGTCATCAGTATTTTTGGGATGGTGGTATCCATTGCTTGACTAGTGATATCGTACGTGAAGGTAATTGTGAGAATTATTTATGAGTATGCTATGGCGTGATAATATACAAAGCCTACAAGTAGATGTTACTAGTTATTGTAATGCTAAGTGTGGTGGATGCGCTAGAAATGACGACGGTCATGAAACAAGACCGGGTCTTATTCTTGAAAACTTTGATGTTGATGTATGGAATCGTATGGCAGAGCATGATACCAAAGATATTTTTATTAATGAACTGGTATTAAACGGGAATTGGGGTGACTCTATGATGCATCCTAAAATTAAAGATATGGTTACAACATTTGCAAAATTTCATCCAGAAGCGAGTTTATATATTCATACCAATGGCAGTATGCGCACGACCAAATTCTGGGCTTCTTTTGCCAAAGTTTGTCGTCAATTCTCAAATCATCGTGTAGTTTTTGCAGTAGACGGTCTAGAAGATACACATGCGATATATCGTCGTAATACCGACTTTCTTAAAATTATGGAGAATATTAAAGCATTCACCGATGCGAATGGACGAGCGAGTGTAACCATGACCCTATTTGAACACAATAAACATCAAGTAGAAGAAGTTAAAAAATTAGCACAATCGCTTAATGCAGATTTTGCCTTACGTTACAGTCATGGAGATGAACTAGAAGTAATTGCGCCTGGCGAAAAT